ATTATAAAAATTCCAATCAATTACTTTCTTAATTGGGTATGGTACAGTTCTCCTTCTAACTTCGTCAAATCTAGTATAATAGAAAGATTTGCAACAAAGCACTTTCTCTATTACCTCTTGAGGAAGATCTTGGTCACAGTAGGTTGTTATAGGAGTATATTTGAAAGAGTACATTTTTACCTCATTAAATTGTGGGCCCTGCTGGGTTCGAACCAGCGACCCGCAGATTATGAGTCTGCTGCTCTAACCGACTGAGCTAAGGGCCCTAAGTATCTGGTGGTAATTCTTCTATTGATTCGAATGTTTCATAGTCTTGTATCCTTATGAACTCTCCACCAAAGAGTTTCTTAAATTCTCCTGGTGGTCCACCGCGCTGCTTCTTGAGAGAGACCTCAAGTACGTCTGTCCCAATCGTACTGTCATAATACTTTTCCCTAAATAAAAGGAAAATCAAGTCTGCATCTTCTTCCCAATTACCACTGCCTTTTAAATCGTGTAATTCTGGTCTACGTTTTGAAATATTCTTATCATGCTCTGCACCTCTACCAATCTGCACAACTGCTACAAAACAAAATCCTAATGTTGTTGAAAGTATCTTCATTTTTCTATTTGCTATACCCACTGAACGCCACAAGTCTCTACCAGAATCATACTCAGCAATCTTATTTGCTAAGTCAGCTATCACTACCCACTTTTCAACATCAGGTCTTTCCTTTTTAGCTTGCCTTACCTTTCTACCAATATACCCCAAATTAAACTTCTCTAATTCTTCAAACTGCCACAAAGGCCATCTCTGTTCAACCATCTTTTTATGTATTTCTTTACAATAAATATCTGTAGCATCTCCATTAACACGCTTCCAAATCTTATTGAAACTCAACTTTGTCAAATACGCATCATTTCTAGCTTGCTCAGTTTTAACTCCATTCTCTGGTGAAAAATCTAATACACCAATATTCTGTGAACACCAATACATCTTAAGATTAGTTTTGAAAACTGATTTACCCATACCAGGGCGCCCAGCAATCACAACATTCTTTCCATGGTCAAACCCTATAACTAACGAAACATTTATATCTGAATAAGGAGTTCCTACTATTTTAAACGATATGGGGTTTGCTAGTTTTAAGTCCAATATATTAGATGTATTGATTTCTAAAGACTTTGAATCAAGTGTCTTATATAAATTGAAAAATCTATTTGAAATATCTTCTTCAATCTCTTCAACGGGTTTAGCACTGTTTGTAATTTCATGCTGTACATCTACTCCAAATTTTAAAAATATTCTACGTCTATATTTCTTTTCTAATATATCTAATGATGAATCTATATCAGATTCAAATTCAAAATCTAATATCTCTTTTAATTCTGCTTCACTACCAACCCCTTTATCTTTTAAAGTTGTCAAGACAACCAACTCATTTACTGTCTTATCTATTTCATACAACTCTTTTAACTCTTTAAAAATCTTACCATACAAAGATTTATAAAACCAATCTACTGTCATTCTACCAAAAACTGTTTCTAACTCTATGCCTTTAATGATGCTCTTAAGAATAAACTTCTCTTGTTCTAAAGAGTGTGGTACTTTCTCTTCATCCGTAGCAACTGTCTTATTTACTTTTGAAGCAGTTGGTAATTCTTTTACTGCATAAATCTTAGGGTCATCAACAACATTCTCTAATAAACTCTTCATCAACTCTGCAGGATTTTCAGATTGACACAACAAATCATCTATATCTTTTCCTTCTGGTATGCCTTTATCTGATACAGCTATATCAAATATTGCCCCACCCACCTGTTTAATTACTGTATTTCTATATTTCTTACCTTGCTCATCTCCATCAAACGCCATTACAAGAGACCAACCAGCTTTACTTAAATCTTGTAATGCTTTAATTTGCTCTTCACTTATGTTACCAATCATTCCAATTGTAGGTAATACACCACCTTTCCAAACTGTAGAAATTAAATCATTTTCCCCTTCAACTAAAAATGCTGTCTTTTCCTCTGAATCTAATAAGACATCTTGGTTATAAAATCTCCAATGATTAGACCTGAACCTACTTTCAGATTGAAATGGTTTATATTTCTTTGTTGGATCTTTACAGGTGAAATGACTAACACGCCCTCCAACCAATTGAGGATACATTATCATTCCATCTGGAAATTGGTCTCTCTCCTCTTTCATCAATCCACTAGCACGTACCTCTTTCATTTTAAATCTTGTTTGTAGATATTCACTGACCATACCATCTGACAATCCTAAACGAAATGCTTTAATACAATTAGCTTCATGTTTTCTTAATGCAGTTAAAAAATCCCAAGTTGACCCTGATAAATTTTCTCCCTTAAATGGAAACACTCTATTATCTTTTGTTCCTTTAGTTTCTAATATATACTCGTAATATTTGGTGGCTTCTTCTTTAATTTCTACAACAACTGATTCTAATTCATCTGCATGAAACTCTAAACCAAGTGTACTAGATAAACTCTTTAATGCAGATGAAAACGACTCTGCACCTAAAAAGTAATACTCTAAATCTACTACATCTTTTGCTACTTTTCTATCTGGACATTGAAAGCAACTCCACCGAGTCGCTTGTTCGTATATTCTAAAACAATCATGGCCGTCACAAAATGGACACTTCTCAAGTGTGAGAGTACTCCCAACAGACTTGATACTATATCCTTTTGACTTTAATAAATCTACAACTGATATTGATTTTCTTACTTGCTCAAATACACTCATCTTTTTCCCGTAAGATTAAACTTTGGTTGCGCCTTAACTTGCAGTTGAAGTCCTTTGAGTCTAAAATCATCTTTTGATAGCAAGTGAATTTCTTTACATACTTGAATCATTCTAGAAAATACATGCTGTTCGAGCTGGTCATCTGATTGCATCTCTTGAATAGATTTATTAGCTGTAATAATAACCGGCTTCAAATTTGTATATCGTCCATCCATAATCATTGTGAATCTTTTCTTTTCATATTCTGTTGGCTTACCAATTTTATCTAAATCATCTATAAAAAGAACATCACACTCTAACATATCATCCAATACATCTGATTCTCTTATTCCTCCACGAGGGTCAAAGCTCTTCTTTAATTCATAAAAGATTTGTAAGCCAGTTAAGTACCTCATTTTTCTTATTTTATACTCAGATAAAACCAATCCTTTCGCTAGCATATGCACTAACGAAGTCTTACCAGTTCCATTTTGGTTTGAATAAAGAAACAATCCAGGAGGATTTCCTGCCCTAAAACAATCGTAGAGTATTTGAGGATTTAAACTAAACCCTTCTACATATCTAATAATCTGTTCCTTTATATCTGCAGGAACATCAGTTAAATCTTCCCACTCTATCATTAGATGGAGAAAAGAAAATCCCCACCCCTCTTTCATTCTAGTAAACTGTTCTGAGTTTAATCGCATTTGAAGTCTATAACGAAAGTTGTTATTGCGTCATATAGAATATCATCTACAGGACGATTAGTTATTTCAGGTGACAACAGCACTCCACGTGTCTCACACAACTTACTAAACTCGTAATAATTAAAGTAATCATCTATATTCAAATCCCACTTTGTCATCCACTCACTAAACCCTACAGAAAACTGAAGAAATAAACCCCTAAGCACTTGACTGTTCTCTAATACTACATTATGAATCTTTGGAATCCCGTCTTCAGTTTTAAGAAACTTCACATAAACATAATACTTCTGATTGTATTTCTGTGAAGTGTCTTGCTTTAAAGCAAAATACAGTTTGACCAGATACAAATAAAATACTGCAATAGCATCTTGTTTAGTCCATTTTCTAACAGTCGCTTGTAATATTTTCTCCTCAGCATCTAGAGTTCTTGAATCTATAGATGCTTTCATTCTAATATAATGCTTAAAATAAAATGCGAATACTCCACGAACTGTTTGAGAATAAAATCTTAATGTATCTATATCAGCATAACTAAACATAAAATCTATAACTTCTTTCCAAAACTCTACAGAACTTAATTGACTGTAATATTTCTCTTCATCTATTTCCTCTGTAAATTCTAATTCAAGTCTTCTATTTACCAAATCTTTATAAAAGATTTTAGCTAAATTGCTATTCTTATATTTCTCAACCCCGTTAATAACGAAACTCTTTTCTCGTTTTGCTTTAGCCTTTAAGAAATACAGGGCTAAAGGCCACGCAAAGTCTCTTGCCATTCTATCTTGTTGGTCTATTACTTTTAATCCAATTTTTGATTCTTGCATTTTGACTCTTTGTTGTGAATCTTAAATATAACACAAAAACTGTTTGGATGAAAATTGAAGTATCTAATAAAAGATGACTTGACTTCTTGAAAAAACTTAGAAGTTTTTATTGCCTGAGTGGGTTGTAATTTCTAACTCCCTCTTTACTATCTAATATTCTATATAGAAAAACAAATAATCTTTCTATATAAAATATAATATAAGGTTAGATTTTGTTGTTGTATTATTAAAGGTAAAGATGTTGTTTTTAATAAAAGAAAAAGATATACAAGGCATTAGTAATCTACCCAATTTGCTTTATAATCTTATCATAGAGAGCAACTGTTATTGCTGCACGAGCTTGTGCAGGTTTCTCAATGAAGTCTTTACGGGTACGTACGCCTGCCTTATAAAGTTTATCTGCTCTCTTAGCTCCAATTCCAGGAAGACTAACCAAATCTATAAGATGCTTTCCAACCCCATATCTTACTTGCATCTCTAATACCTTCCAAAGATTATCAAAATGGAACATACCATAGAATTTATCAATCATCTTAAGAGCAGACATTGCTCTTCCAAGGTCAGACTGTAATTGCCTTTTTATTGGAAGAGCTGCATATGGAAGTTCTTCTTCTCCATTTAATAACATATTATATACAGCACAATAAGGAGCTTGAAAAGATACACTGAGATTCATATCAAATGCTTTTTCTATCCACCGTTCTGATATTATTTGCTGATGTTTAGGAATATATCCTAAATCTAAACTATCAATATTTCCTAAAGCCCAAGCTAAAGCCGTATTATCATCTTCAAGATTTTCTCTTTGAATGTATGAAAAATTTCTATACCAAGCATAAATATCAAAAGGAGAATAATATAAATATGCTGATACTCTACCTAAGCCTGTAATAGAATACAGCCCAGTTTCTTCTTTCTTAATGGTCTTTATTTTCTCAAGCGTATTGAGAATCTCTTGAGACTTCTCAAGGTCAATATCATCTCCTTGAAACTTTGCAAGTGTTCTATCATACCAAGTTATAAGAGTTTGTGCATCGTTGATAGTTCCAATTAATACTTCTGCTAAAATATGGAAGCATAATGTAGCCACTCCATCATCAAGAGCACTATTCATTCTACTTTTAATATCGTTTACTTTCTCACACCATTCTATAAATTTATCTGAATTAATATTTGGTACAAGAATATAAGCGTGTCCTTCTGACTTAGCCGTTTTACCTACACGACCTGCACGTCCACACATCTGATGAACATCTTGATTACTAATAAGATTAGTTAATCCTCTGTGGAGTCCTACCAACACTACTCTATCTGCTGGTGTGTTTACACCCCATGCAAGAGTAGAAGTTGATACCAATACTCTAAGAGTGTTTCTATCTTTACTATTAAAATCTGCTTGAATTTTAAGGCGTGTCTCTTTATCTAAATCAGCACTATGAAATTCTGATTTAATGTTAGCTTCTTCAAGAGATCTTAAAACTTGAGCGCCCGTATTTTTAGAATGAACAAAGATTATAAACTTATCATCAGGGAAATCTCCAGCGATTTTAACAGATCTTTCTATTTTAATTCTTTCAGTTTCTCCATAATCTCTAGTTTGCATATAAGTTTCGTAATGCCTATGAAGAGTAACTGGTCTATAGTTAGAAAGTATCGTAGTAGTTTGCTTACCATTTAACTTTGTAAGCCAATCCGCTAACTGACCTACATTAGGCATTGTTGCAGACAAACAAATCAATCTACAATTTGGATTTTGAGCAGTAAAACGGATGATTGCTGATTCTAATTTATCACCACGACCCTCATAAGACAACAGATGAAACTCATCTATTACTAGTGTTTTAATATCTAATAGCCAATCATTTCTTTCACTTGCCATATTACGAGAACGACTATCGAGCATTTCAGATGTCATTACAATAACATCTGCTCGTCTCATTTCTTCAACTCTATCAGGAGTGAGTTGATAGTCCCCAGTTGAAATTGATATATTTAATGAATGCCACGAGTGTTCAGGGCTTGACCAATCTTCCCACTTCTCTTGAGAGATAGCCTTTAAAGGTGAGAGGTACAACAGCTTACCATTCCTTGACAACTCTGCCATTACAGTTTTGCCAGCTGAAGTTGCTGCAGAAATAATGAAGTTGCTATCTAGAAATCTATTTACATAAAATTCAGATTGAGGAGGATTTAACTGAGCAAAAGGATATTTAATATCTGGAATATCTTTTGTATTAATTAACTCCCCATTCCAAGTTTTAACTTCGGTAGTAACTACACTTTTGCTAGGAACTCTATTTTCCCTTAGTTTAAGAACTAAAGGAGCTTTCATAGAGTCATTTGACTTCAACCCAATCTGACTAAGTTTCATGTCACCTCTAATGTTTATTACACCTATAATATAACCATAAATTTTTGTAGATGCAAGCAACCACTCTTTTATCCACGTCACTTTTTGGTATATTCAATTTACAACAAAACATGAAAGGATGCAACAATTCAATGGAACTAATAGAAACTGATAAACAAGGTTCCGGATTATTGTACTACTACGAAAAGAAATTACAGCAATATAAAGGTGTTGAAGATCTTAAGGTAGCTGAATTTGGAATTTGGTACGGCGGATTTTTACAATGGATGGATATATACTTTGAAGGTAAAGCTAAAATTTATGGCATGGACGGTAAACTAGAACACTGTAAATTTAATAAGAGTGAACTTTTCTTGGTCAGTCAAGATGATAAACCCAGTTTAAATACAATAGCAAATCAAATAGGAATGTTAGATGTTTTTGTAGAAGATGGTGCTCATGAATTTTCTGCTGCATGGAATACCTTTCATGCTTTTTGGCCTTTCATAAAACCCGGAGGTGTTTACTTTATTGAAGATTGGGGAGCACATTACTACGCTAATTTCCAACAAGTATGGCAAGATAGATTTAAATCTATGACTAAATTGACCCAGTATATTGTTGAACACATTCCAGAAATTGCACCAGCTGAATTAGAAATTTATTATAGGAGTTCTGGATGCTCAGTAATAATGCTAAGAAAATAGTTGTCATACATACCCTAGCAGGTAGAGAAGCTTGGCTTAGAAATAGTCTTGAAAGATTAAAGGGCTATGATAATCGTTATCCTCTTGTAATCTATTTTAGTGATCCTAACCCACCTGATATATCTTTCCAATCATACCTAGGTACTCTTCCTTATCCTGTTTACTATTTTCCAGAAAGATATGAAACAGGCTGTATCTCTTATGTTAATAGAATAATACAACCCGATGAATTTATTTATTTACACGATAGTATTGAAATAAAAGATACTTCTATATTTGATATGAGCTTTAACTTAAAATGGTCTGTTCATTACTTTGAAAGATTTATGTGCTATGCAGGAAAATTTAGAAGAGAAGCTTTAGATAAAATTGTAATTCCAGTAAGTAAGACCAAGACAGATGCCTGCATAAATGAAGACAAAGGTGCAAAACCAGAATGTAATTCTTTTATGTGGAAATACTTTAAAATTGAAGACTGCATTTGGTTGTTTCCAGGCTTCAAAGATGGAAAAACCTTTCAAGACAAATTTGAAAGAAGAAACTTGGTAGTAGAAAATAAATTCATAAAGAAATATAAAGGAACTTGGAAATGGAGCATGATAAAAGATGACGAATGACCCATTCGGTTCACACATTGGAGTACTGATGGGTATTCCAAAGTTTGTAACTACACCTATAGAAACTGTTGTAGAATTCGGATGTGGTTTTTATAGTACCATGACATTCCTAAGTTCATATCCTAATCTAAAAACTCTTTTTTCTTTAGAAAGTAATCCAGTTTGGTTAGCTCAAATGCAACAAACGGCTTGGGATACTAGAGTTCAGTTTAAACAAGATACTGAAGCTGACCTTGCTAGATTCGCTACCGGGCTTTACTGTGACTTAGCTTTTATAGATGGTGCTACTGCAGAGTATCGCATTATATCTTTCTTAGCAATAGCAAAAACTGCTAAGCTTATTGTAGTTCACGATGCAGAACAAAACTATTATGATAGAGTAAAAGATAGTCCAGATTTTAAAGTTATTACATTCAAACAACTACTTCCTTGGACTGCTCTTTATATTCCTAAAACAAATACTCAAGCACTGAAAGACTTTGAAGATGATTATTTCTTTAGTGATGGGTTACTACAACCGAAAAAAAGTTCTATTTCCAACATTGAAGAGCGTCATGAAGACAGCAGTTCCTCATGATGAAATAGAAGTTATTATAGTAGATGATGGCAGTGATGATGAACACATCTTAACAGAAGATATGTTTAAAGATTTTGATTTTAATCTTAAACTTATTTCAATTTCTAAATCAGAAAAAACTTGGGTTAATAGTTGTATTGCTTACAATCTTGGCATACGCGCCGCTACTGGAGACATTTTAATTCTACAAAATCCAGAATGTCTTCATGTAGGAGATGTCATAAAATATACAATACGCCATATTCAAGATATGCAATATTTTTCTTATCATTGTTGGAATACAACCCCTAAAAGTGCTAAATTAATTGTAGATTTAGATACATATTCATACGAAAATATAATGAAGATAGTAAACGATGGAGATGGTGGATGGTATAATCATAACCTTTTTGCTCCTTATGCTTATCATTTCTTAAGTGCTATCCATACTCACCATGTAAAAGAGATGCGAGGATTCGATGAACGCTATGCTCCTGGAGTTGCCTTTGAAGATAATGATTTCTTATTTAGAGTTTTATTAAAAGGCTTAACAATTAAATACATTGGAGCTCCACTCTGTGTTCATCTTGACCATCCAAAATTTTCTGAACTCTATCCTTTGAGCCAACAATACATTCAAAGAAATAAAGACTTCTATAACAAAGTAACTCTTAAAGAAAGGAAGTGGTTGACCAATGAGAATTCTAGTAACTGGCAGTAAAGGCATTGTTGGTACTGCTCTTGTAAACGAGTTGAAGAAAAAAGGTCATTGGGTTTTTGGTATAGATCTTATGCACTCTTTAGGAGAAGTTGGTTATGTTCAAGAGATGAGTCACGAAGTAAATACTTATGAGCGCTGTGATATTAGAGAAATTCGTCAACTAGAAAGAGTAATTTCAAAAGGCTTTGATTTAGTCTATAATTGTGCCGCTGAATTCGGAAGATGGAATGGTGAAGATTATTATGAAAAAGTTTGGGAAACAAACTGCATAGGTCTTAAACACCTTTTAACTCTTCAAGTACCTTATAGATTTAAGTTAGTTCACTTTTCTTCTGCAGAAGTATATGGTGATTATCCTAATATAATCTTTGAAGATACGATGAAAGAAGCACACATGGAAGATGTAAGACAGATGAATGATTATGCAATATCTAAATGGGCTAATGAATTACAGATTATGAATTGGCAAGAGCTTCATCCTGAAAGTGAAATCGTTAGAGTTCGTTTATTTGATATTCAAGGCCCTGGAGAAGTGTACCACGCTTATCGTTCTGTATGTGCTAAGTTTGTCTATCATGCTTTACATGGATTACCAATCACGGTTTTTAAAGGGCATATACGATGTGGTGTATATATTAATGACACAATCAAAGCACTTGCTAATATTCCAGATAACTTTAAAAATAAAGAAGTTTATAACCTTGGAGGAGATGTACCTTATACAATAGAAGAACTTACAAATCTTATTTGGGATTATACCGGTGCAGATAGAAATTTAATTACTTGGATAGATGAACACGAAAAAGCTACAACAAAGATTAAAGTAGCAGACTCTTCAAAAGCAAAGAAAGATTTAATGTTTGACCCATGGACTCCACTTCCCGAAGTTGTAAAAAGAACCGTTGACTGGATGAAAGAATATTATGCTAAACCCTTGGGTTAGAACTGATAAAGAATTTTACGAAGTATTTAAATTCTTTCTTAATAGAAACCCCAGTAGAGTATTAGAATGGGGGTCTGGCGGTTCAACCACTATCTATCCATATTTTATTCCAAATCTTAGTATATGGATATCCATTGAAGCCGATTTATCTTGGGCAAAAACTGTTAGGCAACATTTACCAGCAGATAGACTTGTAGATTTAAGAGAAGCCCCTCCATTAATAGGGACTCCAACCAAGTTTATACCTGGAGAACCGCTTGATATCTGGTTATCTCATCCTAACTTTTTTTCTTATGTAAGATATCCTGATAGATTTGAGATGACTTTTGATGTTATTATAATTGATGGCCACGTAAGATATGACACATTACTCCAAAGTAGAAAATACTCTCATAAAGAAACTTTAATTCTCCATCACGATTCTTATGATGGTGTACATGCTGCTAATATTTCAAAGGTTCCAAATCTCATTGAAGTAGATTCTTTTGAAACTTATAGGGTATTTAAGCATGAAAATCTCAACAGTAATTAGCTATTGTTCAAACGATAAAGATTTTATTAATGACTGTATATCTCATGCACGTCCGTTCTCTACTCAAGTTGCTGTAGCTACTTGTACGCATTTCTTTGATGGACAACCTGAAGATACTGCGGGTATCTTAGAAACAATTAAACAAAACTACCCTGTCCAATATACAATGTTTCCTTTTACTGGAGACAGACCAACGTATGGACATTGGCATAATCGTATGCGGGCATACGCTTGGCAAGCATTAACAATACCAACTGATTGGGTATTATTTTTAGATGCAGATGAAATTGTAGATACTGCTAGATTTATTGAATGGATACATACTTTCAATCTTAATAATTTCTCAGCATATAGAATTTTAGGCTATTGGTATTTTAGAGATACTTGTTGGCAGGCTAATCAAATTGAAGAAGTAGCAGTATTAACTCGATGGAATAAATGTAATTTTGAATATCTTGATAACTGCCCAGGAGAACGCTTTGGTTTATTAGATGCACAATCTCAACGTAATGTAGCAGATACTTTTAATCAACCTATGTTTCATCATTACTCTTGGGCGCGTACAAAAGAAGGCATGCTCCGTAAAGTAAAGTCTTGGGGGCACTCTGGTAATATGCCTTGGGCTGATTTGATTGAAAAAGAATTCAAAAGAGAATTTAACGAAACCTGCAAAGACTTTGTTCACAACTATTCTTTTAAGAAAGTGGAGCCATTCATAAATGTTAGAATTGCCTAACGTAACAGTTGTCTGTATTGATTGTCTTGGAAAAGCTAGAGCAGTTAAAGCTCTAGTAGAAAGCACCAATGGCATAAATTTCTTTGCTGCTAAATGGATTACATCTTTAGCTATGCTAACTCCACATCCTATAATACTTTCCCCTATTCCTCATATAGGAACTAAAGAAGATTATTCCAAATTTGTTGTCAAAGAACTGTATAAATACTTTGAAACTGATTATGTTCTAATAGTTCAATGGGATGGCTACGTACTTAATCCTAAAGCTTGGACAGATGAGTTTCTACAGTATGATTATATTGGAGCTCCTTGGCATTTTAGAACAGATATTAAAGTAGGCAATGGTGGCTTTTCCTTACGTAGCAAAAAGCTAATGACATTACTCGCTACCAGTCCTGAGATAACTCGTCTTCATCCTGAAGATGATACTACAACAATCATCTATCGTCAGTTCTTAATAGACAAAGGAATTAAATTTGCACCAGTAGAACTTGCTTATAAATTTAGCGTTGAGCATGAACCTTATGTTGGCTCATTTGGATATCATGGAGGAAATGACCCTAGAAAATAGTTTGTGTCCAGTCATGTTTTGTTGTAAATTAGTGTAGTATAATAAAAAGGATTAGTTAATGAATTTAGAGTTAGCTTCAATAAAAGTTTGGAACCTCTTTCGGTTTCCAAAAGAACCTCAATACATAGAGTTCTCTAAAGGAGAAACTTTAATTGTAGGTTCTAATGGAGACTCTATTGGTTCTGATAGTAACGGTTCAGGTAAATCATCTATTCTTGATGCAATCTGCTGGGCCATTACTGGAAAAGTATTAAGAGATATATCAGTAGACGGGGTTGTTCGTAGAGGACAAACTGAAGGTGGTGTTCATTTATGTTTAAGAGATACAGACAATAAAGACTGTGAACTAATCTATAGTATATACAGAACCAGAGGAATCAAAGAAGTTCTTCAATTTATAACCGTAGTTGATGGAGAACCTGTAAATGATCTTGGTAGAAGAACAACATCTCAAACTCAAGAAGAAATACTTCGTCATCTTAATTTAGACTTAAAGAAATCTCTTTCAGACTATATTAACACCGTTTATTTCTCCTCTTCTACAGTTAGAGGATTTGCTAGTAAAGAAACTAGCAATGTAGAGCGTATGCAATTGTTGACTCGTTTTCTTAATGTTGAAGCCTTTGACTTTGCTACTGAGAGAGCTAAAGAACTTCATAAGATGGAAGTTCAATCTTTATCTTTAGCTCAAAATTCTATTCAAGAAGCACGTAGTATCTTACCATCTGATTTTAATTCTTTTGATGCTTATGAAGCTACTGTTGATGAAAATTTAGCCGACAGTAACAAAAATAAAGCAGATTGGATGACATACAAAACTTCTCTTATGGAGAAGCTAACTGAAGCAAATAAGAACCAAACTACTCTTGCTAAGATTGAAACCCTGAGATTAAAGACTAAACAAGCTGAACAGGTATCTAAACAATACTTTGATTTAACAGAAAAGATTAGTGAAATTACTGAGCAAATTGGAGAACTCAAAAAGAAAGAAATAAACACAACTGAACTAGAAACTAAGTTAGCTGAATTAAGAGCAGATGAAAAAGAGATAAGAGAAAAACATTCTCTCTTAAGAAAAGAAGCTCTTGATATAAGTAACCAACTTAAGAAACCTTTGAAGTGTCCTCAGTGTTCTACTATGCTTCACTTACAAGAAGGACATCTTCATATCTTAGATGTCAATACTTTAAAGGTTAATGAGGAAGTTATAGCTGAAAAAACTTTAGCAGCATCAGCTGAATTAGGAACAGTTGAATCTATTATTAAAAATACAGAAGAAATTAAAAAGAAAGATGCTACTTTAAAACAAACAATTGCTTTAGCAGAAGGTAAAGTACGTGCTTCAGCAGAACAACTTGCTAGATTACCAGAAGTAGATACAACAGATTATGGTGAAGAAATAAAACAACTTGAAGCCAGTTTATCTGATGTTGATATTGATTCTCTTAAGAAAGAGATGAAAGAAGCAGAAGAGCAAATTGAACTTCTCGCTACAGAGCTTGGACAATTAAAAGAAATCAAGCGTCAAATAATGACGGCTAAAGAAAAGATTATTAAAGTAGAAGCTGATATTAAAGATATAGAACAAAAGGTTAGAAACTTTGAGTTTTGGAAACAGAACTTTCCAATGATTAAGCAACTGCTCATTGAAACTTATCTACCCTTCTTTGAGAACTCTATTAATTATTACTTGAAATTCTTAAATACAGGACTTTCAGTTGCTCTTGATTTAGAAAAAGAACTTAAGAGTGGTAAGACTAAACAAGAGTTTAGAATCATTGTAAAAGATGAACACGGCAGTGAAGCTGAGTATGAAGCCTTCTCTGAGGGAGAACGCAAACGTATTGCTACTTGTGTTGGTTTTGCTATACGTAGAATTGCACTCTCAAGAAATAGTTTACCACTTGGATTTATGAAGTTCGATGAAATCATAGATGGACTTGATGATACAGGTATTGGAGAATTTTTCAATCTATTAAGATCATTACCTGGACAAAAACTAATCGTATCTCATGACGATGGACTCAAGCAGATGTTTAGCAACATTATTGAAGCAGTTAGAAAAGATGGTATAACCAAACTGAGAACTAACTATGCCAACGTGGCTTGATCTTACAATAAAACCAGAATCTTTGGAAAAAAGAGATAAAAAGAAACGCATTGCTAGAAGCTCTAGAGCTAAAGGCAATCGTGGTGAAAGTGTAGTCTCTGATATTTTTGATAATTGGATAGAGGTGCCACAAGCCTTTAGTCCATCTAGCTCTTCTGGTGCTAATAGACTTATTGGTCAAGCTGGAGATTTAGTTGGCCCTAATGGTTTTATCTTCTGTGTAGAAATTAAGAATGATGAAGGCTGGAGATTAACTGATTTCTTAATACCTGGCATCATTAGAAAACACCCTGCTAGAATTTGGATATTCTGGGCACAGGCAGTAGCAGCTTGTAACAAATATAACTCTAAAAGAAAAGAACATCAAGTCAATAAAATCCCTGTACTTATCTTTACAAAGAATTATGAAGATGTTCTAATCATGATAGATGAAGTAGACTACAAAAACCATAACTTACGAGTTCCAGAAAATTTTATTAGACTTATAAATATGGACTTTGGAGTTTTCTTTATCTGCAAACTACAAGACTTCTTAAAAGGCCATACTCCACTTCAATTAGGAATAGAAAGAGCATAACATGGTATTAGACCTTAAGCCAAAACCAGAAAACAGATTTGTTAAAGAGGTTAGATTTGAAGAGATCAAACGTGGAACCTTTAAACATAACCTCGATAGGCTTTATCATCTAATGTCTACCGAACCTGAGAAGTATGTTGGTTATGTTCTTAGGAAGAAAGATGAACTGCTTGCTACACTATGGCGTGGTGGCACTAAGGTAATTACTCTTTCTAATCATGACATCTATTACCACGAAGCTGGACAAATCATAGATGAAATTAAAAAATTCCTAGAGGAGCATAAATGAAAACTTCAATTGCTATTGCTGCACTTATTATTCTTTGTGCTATTTGCGTTGTTACTTGTTATCCTCAAGCTACTGCTAAAGATTCTCTAATGATTAAACAGGTAACAATTAGAATAGCTGAACTTCAATCAGACCTTCAGAAAGTTACTGAACAAAAGAAACAATTAGAAGAATCAGTATTGAGAATAGAAGGAGCTTTATTCATTCTTAATGAACAAAAAATTGGAGAGACAAAAAGACTTGATTCCCTCAATGTCAAAAAGAAGCCTTAACTCTCACCTATAGCTTTTATCCCCTTAACACCAAACTCGGTAGTCCTTTTGCGTAAATTGTGTTTGATGGAGGTGACGTAAAAATCTACCGAGTTTCCTTGTATAAGTGGAAACAACTTACTATTTTGAACTCTCACCACAAACAACCTTCCATCAGGAGAATCGGGATTATCTTTTACAACTGCCGATAACTGCGGCAACAGTATTGATTGAACCATCCCTTTAAATCTTGGTTTGGCATTCTCAGTTACTCTTAACTTTGCTAAATTTCTAGCTAAAGGTCTTGTAAGAAATTTCTTATCTGTTATTTCTTCAGATACCAATCCATATAAAGCCACTGAAACAGAATCAATATAAATCTGTCTTGAAGCCTCATCTGCTTCAAGCTTTAATCCTGGACAATCTACTTCTATATAATCCCCCGTATAAAATCTTCTTGTATCTGCTGTAGTTCGAGTAGTTCTTACTTGTGTTGTATCTACTGTATCGCTTGTTTCTTTTAATGTTAGCTTTATAAATACTGAATTTCCACCTACTTCATATAGTGTATTAGATAATAATGGAGACCAATACGCTTTTAATGCTGCATTTGTTAAAGCAAATTCTGCTTCAGTTTTATCAATCTTAATATAAGGAGTTCCAAAAGAACCTGTAGCCCAATAATCAACAGACGCTTCTATTCCTTTATGAGTAACAATTGCTCTAACCCCTGCAACATTTTCTACAATGTTTCCTATGCCTAAATTATCTAAAGAATTTACATAAATTCTATCAACATCCCAATCTCCCGTAGCTACATAATCATTGCTATAATAATAATTCTTATCTCTTAAAATAATGGCCACAGTATCTTTTGTAACTGCAAACCCTAAACTACTTTCGATTCCAATTGTATTATTTGGAACACTTACAGCATTTATTCTTTTAAAAACATATTCATCTGTAGCAGGATTCTGAATCTTAAACCAATCATTAATTCTAATTCCAGCACTTGTTGCACTGCCACCAAATACGCTGGCAAGTTGAACCGTTGTATCTGAACCACCCAAGTCTTTTATAATTCTAACTTCTGTTTCTACTTCAACAACCTTCCATTTAAATAATGGACACGTATCTATATTTGCTGAAGCTAAAGATATTTCACCATCCCTGACGCAAATCAAGTTTATCTTTTTCTGATAGATGTCTCTTTGTTCAGCATCAAATGTCATATCTGGAAATACTCTATCATCTAATCTTTTTCTATAGATAATGTTAAATTTAATGTCTTGTCTATTTGCTCTAAATGGAGTAACAGAACATTGATTAATAATCTCATCTACAGTATTTTCCATTTCAGTTATATCTATATACTTTGTATCATATCCTTCCAATAAGGTAAGGTCTGGGGTATCTGAATAGTCTGGATTCCTTCTTACCATAAAGAAGTTTCCATTTTCATCGAACCCTTTTGTCCAATTTATGATTGAACAAAATTCTTGCAATACATCTTCACAAGACATTCCAGAGAAATCTGCAAATTCTATTATTGGAATATACCGAGTTCCTAACTGCCACAAATAATACTTTCCTTCTAATAATTTATAAGAGTATCTTTCTCCTCCATTGGGAGAACTCACGGCATAAACATTTGGATTAGTAGCATTACTTACAACAGCAGTCTGTCCATTTGTGTACATCTCATCAAAAACTCCAGGATTGATAGCATCATATTCTCTATATGCGTCTGAATCATCTGTATCTATTGATGCAAATATTCCTAATCCTTCTAAAGAAAAGAATATTTTTAAACCAGATACTATAAGATTTTTAGGCTGATTAAATAAAGTCTTTACACATACTCTACTAGGCCAAGAATAACTTGATAATTTCCATATTGCATATTGGTTTGGAGAATCTGTATATACTGTATCTACTCCATAATCAGTTATATTATTAAGCATCAATACAGCTACATAATAATATCCATCAACATATACTCCTTCTAATACTGCAACATCCATAAAGGAGCTAAGAATTTTTGCCATTTTTCTAATATAAGTATTTCTAAAATTACCTGCAGGTAATACATTATTTTCTGGATTTACAGAATCTATTGAATTATCTAATCTTTGTTGATATCCAGAATAATTTATATCTTGAACAACAGCTCCTAAAGTTTCTATAACAACATTAGAAATCATTACTCGAGAATTAGTTTCTGAGCTTGATCTAAAAAAGTCTAATTCTATTTTTATAGTAGTTCCAGATGCAATTGTAGTATTTACTTCAATGAGCGTATTTGTCCAAGTCGTACTAGTACAATCAAATACTGAAGCATGTGCAATTTCTGTACTAGTGCCTACATTTATTAATTTCCAATCAAATTCAAATCCACCATTGTCTGCTTTCCATCTAATGTGAACTTTTAAACCTGTAAGATTTTGCGTTGTACTCTCAAATTGTAAATTAAGATCCTGTGTACCTTTTTGCCAATCTGTATTAATGTTAGTATTTCCATAATAAATATAATTTGCATCATCCGAAGTTTGCCCATCGTCTATACAATCTAATACATCTAATAAGCTTGTTGAATCTGTAGGAGATGCTTTCCAATAATCGATAGGAGTTCCTTCTATAGCATACGTAGCTCTATATTCTAAAGTTGTTGTTGGAGGAAGAGATGTTGGAGCAGTAGGCTGAAAACAATACTTATGTCCAGAACTATTAGTAACCTTTATTAAATAATTATGAGTGCCACCAGGAAATGCTGAACTACTATCTCCACTTATTGTGAATCCCCCAGATTCAACCCCGTGGTAAGAGCCACCTACAGTTTTATCATTATAAGCAATATCTGTTATTAAAACTACTGTATTTACATCACTCCTTGGATTTATTTCATACACTACACACTCTGCATATTTGTCTGTACCAAATTTTCTATCCTCACTATTAGCGTTGTTACCAATAAAGCGTAAACCATCTAGCGTTTGGAAAGTAATACCAAATAATAAGAATGTTTCATTTGGGCCTTTAACAAGGCACAGAGGCTGCACCTCTCTTCCATACTTAACAAACATTCTAAGATTATAAATTTCACTTAAAGCAGTTACTTGCCCTTGTCCACCTAATGTCATTTCTCTAACTGTTAAACCTGCATATCTATAAGTATAAGAAGTATCAAAATTACTTTTTGCTCCTACATACCAAACTGTATTATCTTTTATTCCTTCCTTTACATAATTCTGAACATACATCAATCCTATTTTTACTGGACTCGGAATAGCATAAATCTCTAATCTTTTTCCATCACTAGAATCTATACAACAATTAACTCCTTTTTGTCCTAAAGAAAATTTAATATCTCTTATATGCCTATATTTATTAGCACTTGAAGCAAAATAAACATTTTCTAAACCTCCATTCATATTATATCTATCATTATAATCTATTGTGTGCATTTGTCCATATAAAGCGTAGTACCCTCTACCCATAGAAAAATCTGGTTTCTTAGTATTGTTTGTTCCAGAAGAAATGAAATCATCGGTTGTTCCAATCTCACCTTTAAAAGTTGGGGAACGCATCATAGCCACTGTATGACTTAATTTGCTATGATAAGTATTAACTAACCCGGGATATGAAAACCAAATTGTTTGTGGAAACGGTATTGGAATATTAAGGGTCTTAAATGTTGGGGGTTGTATCGTCGATTCAAAGCTTGGTAGACTTATTGGATCTATATTAGCATCATAATCTGCTGTTTGATGCAATCCAGATTCATCTCTAATGCGAACTAAATGCCAAGGAAATATAATCTCTGCAGTTCCCCACCCACCTGGCCATATCATTTTCTTAAACTCTAAATTTTCTAAACTTAAAAATGCGTATTGATCTGTATCTCTAGCAGTAGACCATTGAGTATGAACTGGATCCGCCTGCAAAATTGGAAGTAATGGACCTGATTGAAATGGACACATACCAGCCATATAAGCAAAACTTACTGCATCTTTATAATAGTTTCCATTAGAAACTTCCATAGTATAATTTAAAACACCCGTTATAGGAAAGAAATTAAACTCTGAATCATAGACGTAATCTCGTTGATCAAAATCTGAAATCCAATCAGCTCTATCTATATAGCTAATATAAATCAAATGCTCTTTTAATACGTCATCTGCAAATGGAGAATATTCTAATGCTAAGACTTCATGAACATAGTATCTTGCTTGTACTCGTATATAATTATACGATCCTATTGTTTCTAATGATAATCTTTCTATAAACAGTTTATCAGAAAATTCATTTGTAGTAATTGTTTTCTTAAGAGTAAATAAAAATGTATCTAAATCTAATTGCCATATCTCATCATCAATACCAAGAAACAAATAATTATTAACAACATCGTAACACATAGCCCGGCATAACTTAGATGTCATTGGAAAAGAATCAGGTTCTCCATCTGCATTAGTATCTAATTGAACTGGCGGTCTGCCAAACATGCCATTCACAGAAGGAGAAAAATCTAAAAGTGTATCTATAAATTTTGGCACAACAAATCCAGGAGGAAGATTAACAGTTAATCCATCTGCCGCAACAACTCCATATGCTTTTTTAAGAATCTCTGTAATTAGAAATGAAATTGGTCTTTGAATATACCAGCGTTTTAATCCATCTACAACATTTTCTGCTGATGTATCCATAGCTATTCTAATTAAGCCATCTGTTTTAATTAAAGCAACTTCTTTTGTATCTGTAACAACCTTAGTTAATACCAATGTAGCAAACTTAACAGAAAACTGTTTACCATTTAATTCTAAATCAGCGCCAATTTCAACAAGCGTGTATCTACTATTTGAATAAGTGCCACTATTATAACCTGGCTTCTTAAATACATTTATAATTCCATGAGGATCTTGTAAAAACTCTGCAGCAGTTCCTACATTATCTTTAAGAGTATTTGGGAAAGGTAAATTAAAAAATCTATCATTGTTTCTAACTTGTATATCACCTGACTTATTGTAGAAGTGATTGAAGTCTCCTTCTATAACAGTCTCTATTGTTCCATAATCTATTAATCTATTAGTACCGTTTATTTGTAGCTGTTCTGAAAAATCTACTTTTCTTCCAGCTTTATCAAAGATAAATAATTTCTTAATTATCCCAAGAGGGAGTTTCTGCATTATTAACGCATTGAGAAATTCTAATTGCGTCACTTAAACCTCCGTGAATTCAAAGTCAAATGATACTCTTGTGAAAGCCCAAACATTCTTTCTAAGATTACCAAGTTTCATTCTACCAGTAAGAACCTCTGGTAGCTCAGGCATGTGCGTATGAAGATTTAAATTAAAACCGTTGTCTTGCCACGTTTGAAGAATCTGTAGTTTTCTATAAGTATCCATATTTGAATCTTCAAACGTACAACCTATAGAATACTTCTTTGACTTATTAGGATTACCTAATGGAAAGAATGGATACTTATCTGCATTAGAAACTTGTACTACTTCTTCTAGTGAGTCCGCATTCATAGATAAAGACTCTCGATTAGGAGCATACGTCATTAAGAGAGTCCCTAATTTATCTTGAGTTGTTTCAAATCCCGCAGAGTGTTCTAAATAAATATCGTCAATGCCAAAATTTATTTCTAAATTACTAAGAGGAGCTGTACCTCCAACGAATGCAATATAAAGTCTATTATAAGTTGTTGAATCTAAAAGTGTGTTATATGTTTTCCAATCTGAAAAAGCTGGATAAGAATGAAAGATAAAATATTTATTATCTTCTGCACCTGTTATATAATTTAATATTATTTTTTCGGGAGTGTCACATCCAAGAATTTTTACAGATATATAACCAGCGTCAGCACTACCAATAGATGCAGGCAATGGATAATATTTAATATGATATCTTGCACCTACTCTATAATAAAGTCCATTCCCTTGTTTAGCATATTCTTGTATATTAGGAATATTTGTAGTAAACTCTTTTTGTGTTCCTGTAAAATTACCTGACCCTATATACAGTTGCTGACCTTGTAATTTACCATCTACATCTTCAAGATCTACTGGATATGATTTAGCTAAACCCCTTGGAACTAATAAAGAATCATTAACATCCCAACCACTTGCTATTCTATCAGAGAAAAATTCTATAGTATAATTAGGAGCAGTATAAGTATGTTCTAATGCTCTATCAAATACAATTCTAGCAGTAGTAGAATTTTCATTTGACCAAGTATTGATTCTAACAATCTCCCCGATCTTAGTAGCATTGTTTGATATAACTCCATATCCTTGGACTGTAAGAAGATTTTTAAATCTGTCCCTTAGTTCTGTACTCCCCAAATTAAGAATAATGTGGGAAGCTCCAGAATTTTGAGTATTTGTTCCAATCATCGTTACTTTCTTTTCCCAAGTAAAGTGAGGGTTGGGAATTGGAACATTGACTCCTAGTTGCCAAGAACGCCAATAACGAGAATCCTCTATTCGAGCTGGTGTTGCATGAGCATAATCAAAAGTGCTTACGTACCAAGCAACATAGGCCGCATTAGTCGCCATTTCAACCCTCAGTCAAATTTTTCAGTTGATACGTTGATACCACTTTAAAGACTTGACCATAACCCCACGTGAGGCAGGTACTTAAAAACTTAACTTCTATTGTATGGTTCAAGTCATTTGATTGCATTTTGAAGTTGAAGTTCTCTATTGTCAATCGCTTCTTGTATCCGTTCTACTGTTGCATCCGATATAATCTGACTTGCTTCTTCGATGCCTATATTAGACATTATAACTGTATCTGCATTTATAGTAGTCGTTGGTGAAATGTAGATATGAAGTTCTTGAGCAGATATTGTGCCACCTATACTCTTACCCCCAGCATCTGCTGCAGTTGAACTTCCAGACGCACGCTGTGCTTCTCTTTCTGCTAGAGTTGATTCTAATCTAGCCTGAGCTTCTATTTGAGCTTTATCAGCTATTCCAGATTTCATTAAACTAATACCAACCCCACCTGCCAATACTGCTGCTGACGCATACGCTGCAGCAGCTTTAAACCCATTTGGAAATCCTAAAAATCCTAGAGCGGTTGCAGCTAACGCCCTAACTCCAAATTCTAAAGCTAAAGATTTTAACACATTACCCATAGCTATCTTTTCTTCTGCCGCTTGTAAAGCTGCATTTTTTCTTGTTTCAATTGATGCTTTCTTATTTAACATTATACGAGTAGCTTCATACTCTTGTACTGTTATTTCTCTATTCCTAAATTGATCATCCAATAATAATTGATCAACTCTTAATTCTTGTTCTATTTTTTGATTAGCTTCATATGCTTTCAATCCAAAGATATCAAATGTATTTTCTGCAAAATTAGCTATATTTCCAAACAGATTTTCAAAAGAAGCCATTATATTTTCATTTGCTGCAAGCATAGAATTTTGATATTCTATTGAGAACTCCCACCATTTATCTGAAAACATATCAACTGTTCCAGATAACGCATACCATTTTTCATTAGCAATATCTATAGCAGTTGAAAATCCAGCAATATCTTTAAATATGCCAGTTCCTCCACCTCCAATATCTAACATAGCTCCAGACATTGTACCTTTACTATATTTCTTAGCAACATCTGAAGTTTTAACTTGCTCGCTCATCTTTAATTCTCGTTGAATATTAGCTATCATAAGATTATATTGAAATATCTTCTCTAAAATAGGTTCCATCTTTTTAAGTTCATCTGCTTGATTTTCATAAGCAATAGCTAATGTAACAGCATGATCTAATTCTGCTAATCTTTTATTATCTAAAGCTTTTATTCTTCTATCTTCAAGATCAAATAACTCATTTCTGTATTCAGCATAAACATTTTCTATATTTTGTTGTTCCGCTGTTTTACTTAAAGCATAATATCTATCCCAAGACTGTGATACTGCTGTATTTGTTTCTTTATTAATCTGTCTTAAAGTTTCTGCTTCTTGAATTTGAGTTTTAACAATTGCTCTTTCTGATTCTAAATCAATTGCTGAAGAAACTTTAGCCTTTATTGCAGCTACAGAAGCTTGAGTTTTTTGAATTCCTTTTATATATTGTTCTATTCCAGCAATTTGTTCTTCCACAAATTGGATATTTGTTCCCATTATTGGCTGATTAAGAGATTCTAACTTAGCCCGTAAAACTGTAAGCGCACTACTTAAAGTATCTTCTATAGTTTTAAATTTATCCATTTCTGAAATTTTTCTCATTTCTACTTCTAATTTAGCAACTTCTTCTGGACTTCCTTTAAGTTTCTTCATCATCATATCTGCTTCTGTTCCAAATTTCCTTAATCCATCAGTACCTTCTAATAAAATCTTTCCTACTTCATTTTTACTCCATTCAGTTATTAATCTTTTAGCTTCTGTATTAGCTCCAGGTACTTGTGTACCATATCGAGTTTCAAGAACTTTTTGTTCTTGTCTTAATCGTTGAAATTTTCCTAACGCCTCAATTAACTTATCTCCTAAATTACCAACGACCTGCGATCTCATAACGCCAGTTCTAAGCATATCTAAAAACTTCAAATATGCTTCAGCTCCTACTCCCTTTCCAAATTTTTTCTCCATCTCATCTAAAGTTTTATTTAAAGCATCAATTTGAGAATTAAAATCTTCAGAGGCGTATCCTGCTTTTAATAATGCGGCTTGAATATTTATTAAAGCATTTTCTTGAGCTTTTAATTTATCTATATTTTCTTGTTGAGTAGAAGAAAGCTTTTTATGTGCATTAATTGTAGGTTCTAAAGTTTTAGCATAAGCTTCTTGTTCTTTCCTTACCTCTGCCAACTTCTTTTTAGTAGAATCCCATGCTCCCATTAGTTGTCTACCTGCTTCCATCTGATCTACACCTAAAACTATTTCATTCGCAGTTGTAAATTTTCCACGAAGAGCCCCACCAAGCATATTTCCAATACCTTTCCAAGTAACAGAAGAACTAAGTAATCCTTCAAATTGTGCAGCTAAATCTACAATTCCACCTTCTTTAGCATATTTAAGAGCTTCTATTACTCCAGTTACATCATCTTTAGCTTTTTGCCCAATGTCCATAGCCATCATTGTTTGTTTATCTTTTATAGTATTTTTCATTCTTTCTACTTCTATTTTTCTTAATTCATCTGTTTTCTCTATAACTGTATCTAAAACACTAGCATAATTTTTATTTAAATCTATTGATTGAGAAATTAAACCAATTCCATTTTTAGTTTCTACACCTTCTTTTATTTTAAGCAAATTATATTTTGCAAAAACTCCAGTAAGCTTTGTTTGAATTTCAGACATCCTACTATAAGTCTGAGTAGTTTTTTCTCCCTGTTCATTCAACCCTTTATACTCTTCTAATAAATCTTTTAAATTATCTATCTCTGATAATCTGCTATCAAATGCCTCTTTTTCTTTTACCAACATTTCATTTCTTGCAGACATTCTTTTTTCTTCAGTAGCTTTTATAGCTTGTTGAGTTTTATTATATTGATCCCAAGCATATATTACAAACATAATAGCAGCTTGAAAACCTAACATAACTGCATTAGCTTTTATAAATGCTCCTACATTACCCATTATTACACTTGTGGCATTCTTAATATTATCAACCATTCCTTTCCAAGCACCTTTAAAATTAATTGAGCTATGGGCAGTTAAATTTGTAATATTTCTTAATTTTGTCATCTCTTTAAAAGTTTCGCCATAAATTTGATTCATCTTAGCTCTTGATATTCCATAAGCTTCTCCAATAGAATAAAATTCTTTTTTAAATTGAGATAAATTACCTTTTGTTAATCCTTTAAATCCTTGTTCCATATAAGTCATTGTAGATGCAAACTGTCTTCTAAATTCATCTAAAGGTAATTTTAAATTTCCAATAGAAGTTTTCATTGTTGTAGCAAAAACTCTTCCTTTATCATGCGCAGCTTTAATCATGTTATCTAAAGCTTTTAAACCACTTCTACTTTCTGAGGCACCTAACTCTTTTGTTCTTTCCATTGTTAAAGCATAAGGAGACATCATTTTTCCCATAGATGCAGCTTGAAAAGTTTGCTGTAAACTCTTAAGAATGCTACCACCTTGTCCTAATCTAAGAATAGCACTGCTAAAATCTGCTATTTTTAAAGTTAATTTACTTAAAACTAATCCCCAAATTATAAAATTCGTTATAAATGTATTAGAAAATACATCAGCTATCATTCCAAAAATACCAAGAATAGGTTTTAAAATTGTCCATAATCCATCTAATACACTCATTACTCTATTTATATAAGTATCTAATTTAACAGAAATAATATCTTTATTAGCTACAATAATTAATTCAAGCCAAGTTAAAAGTTCTCCAACTCTTTTATATAAACTAGCAAACGCACTTCCAGTTCCCGTTGTTCCTGTAATAACATCTCCAAAAGCTGCTCGAGTTTTAAGTAATTGAGCTTCTAACTGAGCTTGAGTTCCTGCAAAAGTTTGTGTTAATTTTGCTGCATCTCCTAAGAAATACCTACCTTCGTTGACTAATCCAGAATACAATGCTTGAACTGCTCCAGCTTTTTTAGTTTCATCTGTTAAATCTTCAAGTTCGTATCCTTGTTTCTTCATCATCTGAGCAATACGAGTACGAATACCTACGTCATCTATTAATCGTATATTTTGCATCTTAACACCCGCAGTTGCTCTAACTATAGCTTCTTCATATTCTAATATACCTTGTCTATTAAAAGCCGCTGCATCTTTAAATACTCTCATTAAATCTGTCGCTTGTTTAAGATTTAATCCAGTAGATAACAAATTTTTCAATCCTTGCGCTGCGCCTGATAAAGATAATAAACCATCTTTTGTTAATCCTAAAGCTGCATCTTTTACTTCTGAAATATCGTTTCCAGTAGCTAAAGCTACTGATTTAACACCTGCTAAAGCAACTTGAAATTTAACAGAAGCATCTATAGATTTTTGAAATTCTCTAGCTACTCCTGCTAAAGAGAACACCATTAATAAAATATCGTTACGAAAAGCTGAGATATCTCTTTTAAGTCCAGTTGTTTTATTTCTTAAATTATCAAAAGCGGTTTCAACTTTTTTTCCACTTAAACTAGTTTTATCTAAAGCACCATTAAGTCCAAATATGATATTCTTGGCTTCATTAACGCCAATAACTTTCATATCGAGTCTTACAATTCCAGTAGCTTGTACTGTTCCACCCATTGTTATCCCTCTTTCTCTGCTCTTTTACCTTTATGAGAGACCTTCAACTTTACTCTTTCATATTCGGAGATGGTAGTATTAACAGCCTTAAAGCCTTCTATCAATTGATTTGGCTGTTTAAAATACTCTCCTGGATATGGAAGAGCTGACATATTTTTACAGTCTGAAGCCCAGTCTAAAAGCTGTATAAGGTCTCTGTCAATTAAGCCTGTAACACAAACTTCTTTAGGCCAATTCAAATACCCTTGTAACCTTATTAGAGATAAATATGCTGGAACTGTAGGGTAAAGTTTCTTAGCAATTTCAAAAAATTCTGTCAAAAACTCTTCAGCAATAAATGCTGTCTTTTTCGTATCAGGAAATACATCATACTCCATAGTAAAATCATCTTGCTCTCCAAGAACTGGCATCTCAATTACGTTCATTGGATTCAAAACAAAACAGTAGCGCTCTTCATGCTTCTTTGCAACTTGGCAGTTTTCACAATCATAAGATAATCTATCTTGCAAACTCATATCTTCATTCTTAGTTAAAGCAAAGTAGGTCATTAACTCTATAGCTTGACGATGTGCAGCGGATAATACAGAAGATATGGTGCAATAGTCTAATACTTCTCTTATAAGATTTGGATCTGTTTGATTGAATACTTTAACTAATCCTTCTATACTTGTAACTTCTTCTGTTATCTTTTCTTCTTTATCAAATTGAAAGTTCTCCACTTTAACACAAACTGCTAAAAACTCTGCAAGTTTCTGATTGGTTGCGTACAAATGAAAGTTAGGGATATCCTTAAAATCCATCGTACGGATATCCTTTTGAATAAGCTCGACGGTCTTAGGCTTGAGCCAAAAGACCGTCGCATTATCTTCCTCCAACTGGCACTGTGGAATATATGGAATTGGGTCTAAGCCCAACCCTAATAGTCTCACTTCTTTCGTCCTTTAATAAACTCTTTATGAAGCTTATATGCTTCCTCTCCCTGTCCTAACATCTCCCAATTTGCTGAAGCATTCTGAATCTCTTGAAAAATTGTAGGATCTAAATCTACATACATCAACCTTAAAGTATTTTCATCTTCTATTAAAGAGATGATTCCTTTATTCTCTAAGTCTGAAAAATCTGGACCAAATGAATAGTTCTCTACCTTTTTGCAGAATGTTAAAAAGTCCTCAACATCTGCTTGAGCCATCTTTTCTGGATTGATAGTACGCTGACCCTTACCAGACATATTAGCTCCCTTAGAAAACCGTTCTAAGGACTGATATGTTCCCTTCATATTCTTAGGAACAATCCAAAAAATTGTTGGCTGGTCACTTGACCGTTCTGCTTCCGGGATATAAGGAATAGGATCATGTGTTGATTTACCTTTGAGTGCCATAAAAACGCCTCCTTTAAAGAAGGGGAGGTGATTAGCCTCCCCTGGCTGTTAGTTGATTATGTTAAACCACGATTCAAATCTGTCTTGGTATGCCCACACTTAATCGTAACTGAAGGCGTACCGGCTGTTGGCTGAACACAAGTGAAGGCCATATTAGAACCAAGTACATCGTCACCTTCCAACGTACCTGTGTTATACTTGATATACATATCTATCACAAGCGAGTTATCCGATGTAGCATCAGCATTACCCCAGAAAATCTTAAGATGTTTTGTGATACCATCTCGGAAATTCTGAATGTGTGACCAATAGTATCTCGTTTCAAGTCCAGGACCTGGAACAACCCACGGGATAACAAAAGTACCTGAAGCTTTATACTTTCCAAGTACATAAGACTGAATAGTTTCTGAATTATAAAACTTTGCTAATAAACCATTCGTGAGAGTTAATTCAAATCCCTGTAAAGCAAAGCGCGTAAGCGTAGTGCTATCTGTTAAAGTCTTGAGTCCAGAATCCGGATCGCCTGCTGTAACATAAGCATCGTCAATTAAGATGATTGCATTCTGCCATTTCAAAAATGCTTTCTTTGAAATAGAATCAGCAACAGCCGGAATACCTGTACCGTTAAAAGCTTTTGACCAAGACGCACCCATCACTTCAGCAGATAATTTAAGCGTTTCACCTTCTGCAGCACTCAACTTAACACTAGAAGGAACACATCCACGCATAAGAGCACATTCAGTAACAACTCCACCGATTTGCTGCACCTTGCCCATAAAAGCGGCAAAATAAATCATATCTATCTTTGTATAAGGAACAAAAGTAGATGTTAAAGTAGCAACACCAGATTGCGTTGAACCAGTCTGAGCAAGAAGCTGCATAAACAAACTAACCGTATAAGCGTTTGCTTCCATCTCGGGAGCAAATTTGGCAGGTTCTGCAATCAACGCCACAAAATCTTCTTCAGTATTATCTGCAAACCCTGTAGCTTTTTCAGATTCCTTAACAGCTGAACTTGAAACTAAATCCGGTTTGTTTGTCAATAACAGCTTGAACTTACCACGAGCAGTTCCATCTCCAGCAACACCAATTTTAGATGGAGCAAATGTAATTGCTGAAGCATCTGTGGTCTGAAACAATGTTGGAAGACCAACATCGTTTGCGATTGTCTCGACCTGAACAGCATATTCTCTTACCCAGCCACCTGCACCCATAGTATTCTCCGTTTAAAATGTTTGTGTATCGTCTTTTAGTTTAACGGGAGGTACAAAACTTTTTGGTTGAGGTTTTACTTCTGTAGTAGTTTTTATGACTTCCACATATCTCTTTACTTTAGAATATTGTCCTTCTGTTAATTCTACCGCCTCTCCAGAAGATAACTTTTCCCATAAATAAGAGTGTGTTCTTAAAAATTCGATTGCATCTCTTGGAACCCAATGATTTGGGTGTTTTACTACAAGATATGTATTAGCCATGTTTAAAGTCCATTAAGGATAGTTGAACAGTTGTATCACTTCTGAATACAGGAATCTCTGCCATTTCTCCTTGATACGCTCTTTCATGTAACTCAATTCCATAATCTACACTTGATAGCATGAAGTTTTTTGCTCTTCCATCTAAAGATGGATTTTTAAAAATCCAAGTCTTTAATGTCTCTACATTCTTTAAATGGTTAAGAAAAGCAACTTCTCGTGTAGCTAAACTTGAATATATTCTAAATATAATAGTTACATCTTCTAAATTTAAACTAGTTATTCTACTTTTATCTTCATCTGGTTCTTGAATGAACACGCCAATAGCAGGAAAATTATCCATACTTACTGGCTTTGATTGATCTTTCCAAACTGTCTCATAATGACTAAAGGACTTACATTGAATATAAAGAAAATCTAATAAGTCTACGATATCACACTCTGCCATCTCTGCTGGAATTGTAGGATTCTCTATTGTAGTATAGCTACTAAGAGTTACAGGGAGCGAGCAATATTGCGTGTATTGACTTTCAACTGCGGTAGGTTCACTGAGAGTTTCTATACCAAGACTGAAATCGTAAACTTGGATTTCATCAAATGAAGTTTTTAAATTCCATCTTAAGTGTTCTATTGAAAATAAATCTGTTACTGCTAACATCCTTTTCTTAAGATTTGCTTTAACCTCTTCAACTGAATATGCTTTATCTACTATATCAATTCTAAATAATCTATCTACTGCGAATAAGCCATTATTATACATCCTTGTTACAACTTCTGATACAGGAAGAACCATACACATTGGAAGTTCATCTCTTGTATCTACAAGGCCGGTCTTTACGGTACTAACGAGTCGTTGGGAAGTTTGAAGATTTACTTTAAGGTAATTCTTCAAAGATGCCAAGAGGTCTTCAGTTGTAACATTTTGTGCTAACTTCGGCATTACAGAACTCCACTGGTTCTGCTTGTAGTATCAAGAGGGATAGTTCCAACGACTATCCTAATTAGAAGGTAACAAAAGATTTTTAAATGTCAAGAGACAAAAGAATTTAACTAACCTCTACGCATTATATAAACTCTTCGTCCACCAGGGGACAACAACTTCTGAGTGGTAGGATTAAGAAGAATTGTTTTATTTCTTCTACTGTTAGTTACTATATAATCTGCCATACCTTTTGTAATAGCATTATAAGCCAATACAGCCACATGGTCAAATGGTCTTGCTGGTACTTTAATAGCTTTCTTTAAATCTTTATAATAGCTAATATGAATTGTTCCCCCATCTCCTATTTTTTTATTAGAATAAGTTCTATCATGTTCAACATGAATCCGTTTTACTGTTCCACCTTTCATAACATCCATAGCATGTGGAGCAGTAGTCCCATAAGTAAGAGTTGAATCTGTAACTCTAAAAATAGTTCCTAACGTACCAAACAACCATCCAGCTCTAACATTTATCTTGCCAAATGGAGTAGGGTATCTACCTAATTCAGCGGGCTGTACGTTTGCTTTTGGTGCAATCTTACTTCCTGCTTTTATCTTAGCATATATAGGAGATAAAGGTTGCCACTTAGGACGACGCCCACTTACTTGAAAATTGTAAGCAACTTCTGAATGTATAATTGGACCCGCTATATGTCTAATCATATAGCGACAATGAGCTGGTGAGGCTTTACTCGCCAGCTCTTTAAAGTATTCTTTTATATCTCCAGTTAGCGTAACTTTCATTTATTCCTCAATCACATCTCGCTCAACCCCAGTAGGTGGCGGTTGTTCATAGCCATACTCATCTATATTATAACCATGCCAAGACTCTCTTGAATCAGGAGGTCCACCTTCATCAGAATCTGCACATTCTAACTTAATATCTCCTGTAATATAAATGCGTTGGAGTAATGTATCAGCTTTACCCCCATACGTCTGTCTTACGGGTTGCATTGTATTTGCTTGTTCAGAAACATATCTAGCAGATAACAAGGCTTGAGCAGTTTTATACGCAGTAATTAATCTTAAAACCTCTTCATAACATTCTATAGCAAACGTAAATTTATCCCCACTTGAAAAACTTCCTGACCAATCGGTTGTCTTAATAACCAAGAATCCATCTGCAGATGTAGTATCTGAATCTATTTTACCAGAAGTTACAGTTCCCGATTTCAAACAAGACAATTGATAATTTGTTCCATCGGTAAATAGAATTGTATATGTATCAGGAGTAATTGTAGCTAATAAACTTGTGCTATCTGTTATTGTAGGCTTTCTTAACATACAATCATTATCGGCATTACCTCTCCTAGCAATAGGATTAGTAATATAAGGACTGATGTCTAAATCTAAACCAAAATAAGGCTGTAAAGTTCTAGCTACTTCAGCCGAAAATATCTGAATGTTCTCTAACATTAACCCCAACGGTTCACTGTACTTATCATTTTCTCTAGAATATAACTCAGGGACATTAATCTCAATATCATAAATAGTACACATCGGTGTCTGTGGCATGGTTTAATCCTTCTTTATATGGACATTAAATGAAATAGTTCCTACATCTCCACCGAGTGTTGTTGCATGGACTTTAATAAGATAAACATTCCCAACAGTTCCACCAGTCGTATCTACTCTAACTTGAACAGTCTGTCCACTAATAATACGTAGAGACTGATACTCCGCTATAGGAGCTGGAGCTTCAAAGCTCACACTATTTATAGGATCTCCCTCAACAAAACTAGGAGAAAAATTACAATCTATAGGTAGCTTATCAGATTTTGTCTGTCGATGTTCTGGTAGCATTTTGACTCCTTAATAAGGCACTTTAGTTCTAGATTTAAGCCGTAAAGTTGACCTAGATTCTATATCATTTACTTTACGTTTACTGCTATATAGTCTTGTTCTTTCTTGACCGTGTATTGCTAACTGTTTACTTCCAAAAATTATAACATCTGATGGATCATAACTTGACTGTGTTCTACAGATGTCGAGCCACTCACTCATTATAACAAGATCATCTGTGGATACCGGAACAATGAACGATGGCATAAACATCTGTATTGCTTCATTCACCAACTGAAGATCAGTGGTTTCAGCTAGCAATCCAGATATCGCTGCTTCAACTAAATCTTCTATAACCGATGAATCTTCTGTATAAGACTTAACTTTAGATATTAAAGTTTGAACAAATTCTTGAGAAGCTACAGTATCGAAAGTATCTATCTTAAGGCTTGAGATTCTAGTGCTAACTGTATCATCGACAGTATTTGTATCAAATACACTTGCTAATAACTTAGAGATTACAATCTGAAGAGTCTCAGAAACAATTTCATTTTCTGAGGTTGTTGCTTTTATTCCAGTTATGAGTCCAGATAAAGTTTCTGCTACATTGACGGTGTCAGAAACTAAAACTGGTAAGTCTGATATATCACCAAGTAAAGTCTCTGTTACAGTCTGTGTATCAGCAACTTGTGCATTTTGTACAGCTCCAGATGCAACAGCTTCAATGATATTTTCAGTATCAGAAGTAGAAGCTAATAATTTAGATATTATAGCTTGAACAGTTTCTTGTATTGTAATAGAATCTTCTATTAAACCTAATGAGGATGCGAAACTTGAAATTGTTTCTAATATTGTAATTGTTTCTGAAGTAGAAACTTTTAATCCAGAAATTAATCCAGTTAAAGTTTCTGTAATAGACTCTGTATCTTCAGTATTTACTCTAGTTTCAGATACTCTAGTTTGAATAGTTTCTGTAACTACTTCAACCTCTTCAATAGAAATCTTAATTTGAGATACTAAACCATTTACCGTTTCTGTAATAGTCTCAGTATCAAATATAGAAACTATTAAATTAGAAACTTTACTTATTAAGGTTTCAGATATGCTTTCATCATCATAAATAGAAGCTAATAATCCAGAAATCTTACTATTTAAAGTCTCTGTAATTGATTCTGTATCAAAGATACTTATAACAACTGCTGATACTAATTCTAAAAGTGTTTCTGTAGCAGTTTCAGTTTCAAATATAGAAACTTTTAATGCTGAAATTATTGGAGTTAAAGTCTCTGTTATATTTTCAGTATCAGAGGTTGAACCAATGACTTTAGATATTAATATAGAAACTATCTCAGAAACATTTATAGTATCTTCAATTACAACTTCATTAGGTGGTAAATAACTAAGTAATTTATTTACTTCTTCTTGAACTGCAATAGAATCAAATATAAATATATCTAAAGCATTAATATCTATTTCTAACATCGCCCAAGATACTTGCATCCAAAGGGCGGTTGGAATATTAGCAGTAAGTGTTTCTGTTACTGTTATAGAATCAAATATAGAAGTAGCACAATCTCCAACATCTCCAACAAGTGTTTCAGAAATTAAATTTGTATCTGATGTCGAGGCTAATATGCCACTTATTTTTCCAGTTAAAGTTTCTGTAATTGTGTTTGTATCTTCACTACTAACTTTTATTCCACTAACTAAGCTCGTAAGCGTTTCTGTAATAGAATTTGTATCTGATGTTGAAGATAATATAACACTAACTTTACCTATTATTGTTTCGGTTACAATTGTTTCATCACTTGCTAAACAAAGTAAAGCAGTTATTTTTACTGCTAAAGCTTCCTGTACTGTAGAACCATCTTCAATACTGATTCTTAAATTTATTCTAGCATCTAAAGTTTCTGTGATACTTTCTATATCATCTATAGAAGGTTCAATTGCAGCAGCACCTGCTACAACTCTATCTAGTTGCTCAGTAATAGATGCAATATCTTCTATATTAACTTTAATTAATGATATCTTAGCATCTAATGTTTCTGTAATACTGTTAGAATCTTCAATAGAAACTTTTAATGCTGATACTAATCCTATTAAGGTTTCTATAGCTGTACTAGAATCTTCAATAGAGACTTTTAAAGCTGATATTAATCCTGTTAAAGTCTCAGTTATCGTAGTTGTATCTTCAACAGAGGCGTGGTGATCTCCTACAACTAAGTTTGTAAGAGTTTCTGTAATATTCTCGGTATCTGATATAGAAGGTTTGTGAGCACCAACAACTTGAGATGTTAAAGTCTCTGTAGCCGTATTAGAATCTTCTATAGCTATTTTAACTGCGGATATTCTACTATCTACAGTTTCTGTAGCTGTATTAGAATCTTCAATTGAAACTTTTAAAGCTGAAATCTTAGAAGTTAAAGTTTCTGTAATAGTACAAGTATCTGATATAGAAACTAAATTATTTCCATTAACAGAACAAGTAAGAGCTTCTGTTACTGTACTCGATTCAAAGAGATTCGGTCCAGTATTTAAACTAGCAATAGGAGCTGACGCTATGGGATAAAACCCATTCATGCAAGTCTCTTCATTTCTTCATGCACTTGTTGTGCGCGTTCCAAGAAATGTCTGAAAGCAGATGGAAGCAACGCCATCGTCTTGTAGTGAGTCACTTCCGCAAGAGGATCGACAAGCAATTTGTATCCTGCCATTCGCGCTTTGCGACAAAATGAAATGTCTTCGTTCATCACCTGCGGTTTTGTTTTGCCCGTTGGGATGATGTAGTCCAGCGTGAACCACGGAAACTCGATTCGTTCAAACACGCTGATGTGTGTCAGCATGCACCCGCTGCCTGCGGCATCCACATAGAACGGGCGTGAATCTGAGGGCGGCGTGACATTCATATACTCGCCGTTTTCCACTTCACGAAACAACATGTCCACATGGTAGTACGCACCTTCAGCCTGTTGCGGAGCTTGAGCGATATTGGAGTATACACCAAATACAATCGGTGCATTGTTTCTGTCCGCATGAACCATCAACTGCCGAAGTAAATTTGGCTGGAATGATTCATCTGTGTCCACCATCAATAGCCAATCGGCCTTGTCTCTCTGTGCAAGCTCAACGATCACGTTGCGATTTTCTTCCACATACAAACTCGCGCTGTACTCTATCGGCAACAGGTCGTATGTCGGAGATGGTTCCGTAAGCTCGAATCTTTGCAGATCGAGCAGGGCTTTGGCAAATGCGGGATGACATGACCCGCCCACCGGAAATGCAACAAGTATTTTGGCTTTCATATATCCATTTCCATGTATAGTTTTCCAAGAAAAATTGCAACAGCAGATCCTGCTCCACCAGCTTGATTTTGACATTCCGCATGAGGATAGAGAATAGTTGTGCCTGTCGGCAAATTCGTTGACTTCTCTACGTTGTCCACGATTGTTGCCGGTGTTGCAACATCCACCATGCGATACGTAATCTTTGAATCTCCCGGCTTACAGAACATCATAAAATCAAACACTTCAGCAGCACCCCCAGCAGCCGTTGTTCTCCCTGTATCCGTATAGTTTGGTGTAACAGTATCCTTGTTTCCATATTGCCACACGGTCTTTCCTGTATCCTTGCAAAATCCGCAAGAATCGTTTACTGCCGATGCGTCACCATTCATAGCGCCACTGGCACCATTCAAACCGATGAATATGCGCATGGTGCTTGTGTACGTCAAAATTCCTGCGCGTGCTGCAAAAAAGAATCCCGCATTTCGTGTTGTGGCTGCGGCGGTTGTTCTCGCACCGGACTGATTGGCTGCTGTTGTTGTCGTAGTGTATGTTGCTCTGCGCATCTTTGTCATCACATTCGTATCAGCAATCGCAGGGTGTGCTTGTGTAGCCGATACCGTCCACGAACATCCAAATGAAATAGCAGCAGTTGTACCTGCTCCCGGCAACCACAGCAATACAGAATTTCCCCACAAAGACGGTTGCGTTGCGCTATCCAATCCTGAAGGCCCAATCCAACGCGGAATTATTCTTCCCGCCAAGGACTTGGAATACATATACACGGCAGCCCCCGCAGGAGCCGCAGGGTCAGCCGTTACATGCGGCAACACCATGCGTTCTGATGTAGCCGTGATGAACACATCCTTCGTTCCTGCGGAAAGTGTTACCACATTATTGCTGTTGCTCGATGCAAGAATTGTTGTCCGCGCAAGAGCAGGCGTAGCAGAAACAAACGTGCCTATCCCCACTTCCCATTCCGCACCGCCCTGAATGCAATAGAGGCACGTATCATTGTTCGCCATGACGGAAGCAAACGTGCGAAACCCCGTTGCGGCACCTGCAAGGGTCACATTCCCTGAGCCTTCAGTTGTCGTTGTCTCTTTTATGCGGTCTTCATTTATGAGTGATGCCATACGATCCTCTTATGATGATGTTGCTGAAAATCTTAATCTCAAGTCTGAATAATCTGTTATTGAATCTGCCTGTAAAGGAGTGAGGGTAAAGCTATCATCTGTCCAAGTGTTTGCTACATTATTTATAGTCTTCTCTGCAATTACATTTACACCTTGTCTTAACTGAACCGTAAAATCCATTACTCCTTGATTTGTACTCTTTTGAAATCTAAATTTTACTTGATGTCCACTAGCAACTTGTGGATCTATCACTCCATTGAGCTTCACTTCACACCAGCTGTTACTTGGATTTTCTGGTGAATGAATATAATCTGAATCGTTTGGAGGTTCTAATTCATCAATACAAGCATATAAATCAACTCCTATACTAGGTACCCAAGTCTGTGGATCTACATCTGAACCTGCAAAGATTTGAAGTGGATTAATATTTTCATCAAAACTCTCTTCAACTGTAATAGTATCTGATGCAATTGCAGAAAGGTTAGATACTTTACTTGCAACAGTCTCTGTAATACTCTGAGAATCTTCAACTGCTACTTTTAACGCTGATATCTTATTATCTAATATCTCTGTAATATTAACAGTATCAAATATAGATGCAACATTATTTCCTTCAACTTTAGAACTAAGTGTTTCTGTAATTACTTTAACATCTTCAATAGATACTTTTAATCCACCTATAAGAAGAGCTACAGTCTCTATAATACTTTGTTCATCATCTATAGAAACTAAATTGTTTCCACTTACTTTACTCGTTATAGTTTCTGTAATGCTTATAACATCATCTATAGAAACTATGAGATTGCTTATTTTGCTAGTTAAAGTCTCAGTTATTGATTCTGTTTCAAAGATACTTATAAGTGAATTTCCAACAACCTGTACATTTAATGTTTCAGTTATCGTTGTTGTATCGAATATAACAATGCCAGCTAAAGGCATTGCTATAATAATTGTCTCATTTACAGATACAACATCTTCAATAGAAACTTTATTAGCGCCAGTAACTCGTGTTATTACTTCTTCAATTGCTGTCTCTGTATCAAAAATCGAGGGCTTGTGAGCACCAACAACTTGCGTTAAAAGAGTTTCTACAACATTCTCTGTATCAAATATAGATATTAAATTAGAACCTACAACTCTTACTACGAGTGTCTCAGTAATTGATATTGAATCTTCTATAGGTATTGATAAATCTGCAATATCTCCAGCTAAAGTTTCTGTAATTGACTCTGTATCAAATATGGATACTTTTAATCCACTTATTAATTCTATTAAAGTTTCTGTTATAGTTTGAGAATCTTCTGTTATTGCACCAAGAACACTACTAAGAATAACAGTTGTTTCTGTAACTGATTGTGTGTCTTCAGTTATTGCTAAATTTGCACTTAGCTTACCTAATAATGTTTCTATAATAGATTCAGTATCAGATACAGACGCTAAGTTTGCACCTGATACAAAACCTATTAAAGTTTCTGTAATTGATTCTGTATCACTTGTAGATGCTAATACACCGCTTATCTTGCCTATTAAAGTCTCTGTGATACTTTGAGAATCTTCAATAAGAATTGGTATATCTGCCACATCACCAAATAACGATTCTGTAATAGATTCAGTATCAGACGCTATTGCACTTATAGATAACTTAAGCTGTAAAGTCTCTGTAACTGATACAGTATCATCTATAATTACACTACAATCTCCAACATCTCCATAAAGATTTTCTGTAATTGATTCTGTATCAGAAGCTACTCCACTAATAGATAACTTTAACGCTAAGGTTTCTGTTATAGACTGTGTGTCTTCTGCTACTTGGTATATTCCAGAAGTGCCTGCATTTAAAGTTTCTGTTGTTGACTGTATATCTTCAACACCAACTTTAATAGCCGAAATTACAATACTTAAAGTTTCTGTTACATTCTGTGTATCTTCAGCATTAGCTTTAACTAAGGATACAATACCTAATACAGTTTCTGTAATTGTCTCAGTATCAAATATCGATATTGGAAGATCTGATATGTCACCAACTAAGGTTTCTGTTATAGACTGTGTATCAAAAATACTTGGAAGAATAGATAACTTAGTAACTATCGTTTCAGTAGCTGTATTACTATCTTCAATTGCTATCTTTAAAGCTGAAATTAATACAGTAAGAGTTTCTGAAATATTTTCTGTTTCACTTGTACTAGCATTAATTAAAATTCCAGCAAACAAAGTTTCTGTAATAGACTCTGTATCAAATGTAGTAGCTGGTAAATCTGATATATCTCCTAATAAAGTCTCCGTTATACTCTGAGAATCAAATAAGCTTAGATTAACAGATAACTTTATGCTAATTGTCTCAGTTATAGATTGTATATCTTCTATTACTACTGAGCAGTCTCCAACATCTCCATAAAGATTTTCTGTTATATTAATAGTATCTTGAGCAACTGCTGGTAAATCAGAGACATCGCCTAATAAAGTTTCTGTAATTGATTCTGTATCAAATATAGAAACTAAATTAGTTCCAAAAACTCCAGCTGTTATAGTTTCTGTAATTGATTCTGTATCAAAGATAGAAGGCTTATGAGCACCAACAACTAAACTGCTTAAAGTCTCAGTTACAGATTGTATATCTTCAGCATTTGCTTTATTAGCACCAACGACTAAGCAAGTTAAAATCTCAGTTATTGTCTCTGTATCAAATACGATAACAGTAACATTTGAAGCTGTTTGTATTTCATCTATAGCATTTTCAGTATCTGATGTTAAAGCTAATATACCACTTACTTTTCCAGTTAAAGTTTCTATTATTGAATCTGTATCAAATAACGAAGCTGGTAAAGATTCTCCTAAAGTGAGGGTTTCAGATGCTGATTCTGTATCGAATATAGATGTTAATACTGTTCCTATCTTAATATCAAATTGTTCTGTTGCTGTGTTAGAATCAAATATTGATACTAATAATCCACCTATTTTACTTGTTAAAGTCTCAGTTATAGATTCTGTATCAAAGATGGAGACTACATTAGCACCAATAACCGCTACAGTTAAAGTCTCAGTTATACTTTGAGAATCTTCTATAGCTAATTTATGAGCACCAACAACTCTTGAATCTAAAGTTTCTGTTATTGACTGAGAATCAAATATACTAACAAGTAATCCACCAATTCTAACTGCTAATGTTTCTGTTATTGATTGAGAATCAAATATCAAAAATTCTATTTCTGTTTCGAGATTTAAAGTTTCTGTTATTGATTGAGAATCAAATATATTAACAAGTAATCCACTAATTTTGCTTGTTAATGTTTCTGTTATAGATTCAGTATCTTCAGCTAAACTTACTAGAGAAAGTGTAGCTCCAACAGTTTCTGTAATTGTAGTCGTATCATCTTTTGATGCAAGTACCGTACCAACTTTAAGAGTTAAAGTCTCGGTTATTGATATGGAATCTTCTACTAAAGAAACCACATTTCCAATTTTAACAGCTAAAGTCTCTGTTGTAGACTGTGTATCAAATATAGATACTAAGCTAGTGCCAAACACTCCGACTATTAAAGTTTCTGTTACACTTTGAGTATCGTCTTTAGTAGCATAATTAGTACCAAATATACCAGCAGTTAAAGTTTCTGTTATACTCTGAGTATCATCTTTTATAGCATAGTTAGTACCAAATACTGCTCCACTTAAAGTCTCTGTAGTAGAACGAGTATCTTCAGCATTAGCTTTTAAAGCGCTTATTAATGCTGTTAATGTCTCTGTTACTGATTGAGTATCTTCAGAGTTACATTTTAGACTACTTATTAATCCAGTTAAAGTTTCTGTAGTAGAACGAGTATCTTCAGCATTAGCTTTTAAAGCGCTTATTAATGCTGTTAATGTCTCTGTTATTGTTTCTGTATCAAAAATTGAGATTAAGCTAGTACCAAATACACCAGCTATTAAAGTTTCTGTAATTGATTCTGTATCAGATATAGAAACTAGATTAGTACCAAATACTCCACCTGTTAAAGTCTCTGTAATAGAACGAGTATCTTCAGTATTACATTTTAATCCACTTATTAATGCTGTTAAGGTTTCTGTAATAGATTGTGTATCTTCAGCATTGCATTTTAATCCACTAACTAAAGCTGTCAAAGTTTCTGTAATTGTACAGCTATCTTGAACAGAGGTTATTTTAAGAGCAGATATTAATGTTGTTAAAGTCTCAGTTATCGTACAAGTATCAGAAACTCCAGGAATTCTATTAGCACCAACAACTAAAGCTGATAAAGTTTCAGTTATAGTAGTCGTACTAGAAGCAGTTGAAGTCTTTAAAGCAGAAATTCTAGCAGTAAGTGTCTCTGTAATAGAGGTTGTACTCGCTGCAGTTGAAGTCTTTAAAGCTGTAATAACCGCAGTAGTAGTCTCTGTTATGGTACAAGTATCAGATACATTAGCTACTTTAAGAGCAGTTATAACAGCAGTAAGAGTCTCTGTTGCAGATAATGTATCAGAAACATTTAAAGGAACTAAAGGATTTACTTTAGGTGCTAAAGTTTCTGTTAAAGTACAAGTATCTGATATAGAAGTTATTTTAAGTTCAGAAATTCTACTTGTTAAAGTCTCTGTTATTGTCGTAGTGCTAGAAGCTGTTGAAGTTTTAAGTCCACTTATTGTAGCTGTAAGAGTCTCTGTTATAGTACAAGTATCTTCTGCTGTTACATTTATAGGAACTGGAGCTATATAACCGGCAGCTATGATTGGAACAAACAACGGAGCATCGACCGCCGTAAAAACGTCGGATTTGATCTGCGGTGGGTTTCTTACATAGCCAGTTGCCATATTACGATGTCGCTACTTTTATAGTACCACCAAAACCCCGTTGATTTACAAACTGTGCTCCTGTACCAAAAGCACTGAAATCTAAAGGCAGATTAAATATACACCGTTTCCACTGAACTGGAGTATTGCTATACATCTCTGCGCGAATTTCTCCCGGCTGCATTTCCCCTTTGAACGCTTTCACAGCGCAAATGCTTGGTTTAAACCCTGTCGCTGGTGTCCACCAATTTATTGCGCCGGAATACATAGCACACAGATTGTTCGATGGAAAAGTGTAACTAAACCAATCATTCCCACTATCCAAAACTTTTGTAGCATTACCATTTAATCGCCCATAAAAATTATTGCCCATGGCATCATTATACACCTTGCCAGCGTACACTGAAAGATGATACCACACATCGTAAGATACACCATAATACACAAAACCTGTGGCAAGGTAGTTAACGCCAATTTCTCCACTTTCTATTCCTATTCTGAAAGAAAAATTAGTTGTATCATCAGAATGATTTATCATCCACAAATTTCCTTCTTCATTTATTGTACGCTTGAACCAAAACATGAACGTAAAATCCCCTGTAAAAAGGGGAAACGGCATGGTGGCTACATGCTTGAGCGAACTTGTATCACAATATATGGCCATTATGCGCTCTGGTATCTGATCGGAACCATCTTCACGGTATTTCCTGAAGATGCCATTGCCTGCGCAGTATTGTTCTTCACATGAACCTTGAATTTCAATGGCGGTATCTTCACATGCTCTCTCAGCGTGATTCTTTGCGCCGTGTTCACATCCCGCAGAACAAACGACCCAACAAAATTGCTTTCACTAACAACGGAACTCGACCCATCGGCATAATTTGTCGCATCAGGGCAGGACACAAGGTACAGATCGACCGTGGTGCCCAACACCGGAGCAGTACCGAATGTAACGTAAAGCTCAAACAACCCTTCAATATACAGATTGGTTTGATTGGCGTATTCTGTTCCGAGCGCACACAAACTGCCTGCCCCAAGAGAGTTCATCTCCGTGGTGAGCATGGAAGCAATTGTTGTCACTTCATACTTGGTTGTCGCCATAGGATCACCCTATCGCAAAATTGTTGACGGCGGCATCCACAGCCGTTTGAATTTCCGCATCCGTTGCCGTGTCGCCTTTCGTGCGCAATGTCGCATCGAGCATGCACGCCCAGAACAACCTGTCGGTCATTCCTTCAGGACCAAGAATAGCGGTCTTTGCCCATATCACACGGTTGGCATGGTTCGCTGTCCCTGCGCTCTCAGCCATGATGTCCAGCGAAATTTTCGCAATGGCAACAGCCATGCGATTACGCACATCAGCATTGGACTTCAGATTGTATATGTCATTGTATACTGTCATAGTACCTCCTTTAAATAAACAAATGGCGCCCTTTAAATTAAAGGAGCGCCATTATTTTCTCCTTTGTAAGGGCAATTAATAAACCCTACCATAATTGTCGATATGCCCACATTTTATTCCTGTATCAACAATAAAAGGGTTCTTACGATTGGCTACTTTTTTATACCCAGTCTTATGAAGCCATCCTTCATTCATAACACGAGTACACCACCACAAATCTTCAGTTCCACCTTGAATTTCATAAGTTCCAGTTTTTTCATTGTAAGTAGCTGACCTAGGAGTATGAAATACCTTACGAACTTTATCATTTCCTACTTGTATCTCTTCACTCTTTTCCCACATGGCTTTCAAAAGCTTAACTGAAATAAGAGTACAACCCATACCAAGTCCATCACACCAAACAGAGTCTCCTTGTTTCCATTTACGAAAACTTCCATTACCTCTACCTCTATACACTAATGGATCTGGTGGATTACCTTTAATATGATACAGGCCTCCAACAACCGGATACTCTTCTCTGTGCATCCACTCATTCATACGAATAAAAGTATCCGGAGGAAGAATAACATCGTGGTCAATAAATAGCAACCAATCGAAATTATTCTTTACGATGAAATCTACAGCAAGATTTCTAGCATCATCTACTGCATAAGATAAAGGCGAAAATGTATCAATCCAACGAATCAATTCTGCATTAGACCAATTCGCTGGTATAACCTGCCCATATCTCGCTAACATCCACTCTGCTCGAACCAACCCAGTAAGAGGAATAGACACACATACTTTTCTTTGAATGGGCTTTCCAGACGGTTTGAGGACATTATATCTTTTAAGTGTTTTCATCTCCCCATCCCATCTTTTGTCTTTACATCTTCTGAAACTCCTGCATTAAGAATTTTAGGAGGTTCTTTAGATTTTTCAGCTTCTCCATAATGAAACTCACACAATTTAACGACTATAAAAGTATCGTTATCTACAGTACAACCGCATGGCATTCTTTCTTGCATTAGCGCCTCCGCTTTTCAAGAATTACTTCCAAATTACCATCACCCTTCCATGTTACCATCTCAATCTTCCATGGCTGAGGTGCATAATAATCATAGAGTTTATTGTGAACACCGATTTGTTTTACTTCATAGATACCAGTTTTCTTATTCTTAATTTCTTTCCAACCCATAGCTTCTGGCATTGGATCAAAATAAAAGAATGTTACTTCATTAAAAGGATTGCAATGCGTAGGGTCTTGAACATATTGTTCATTAACCCCATAAGGACAGCCAATTGCGAGCTGTCCTTCTGGCTTCAATATCCTCCAAATTTCGTTAAATACGTCTAAAGTGAGCCACGGCTTGATATGCTCAAGCACGTGGCTCGCCATGACCGTAGTAACGGAATTGCTTTCAAATGGATAAGGTATATCTTCAATGTCGTGAACAACATCAACGCCATCGAGTTTACGTTTATCCATCCCGATCCAATGCGGACCACTTTTACGATCGCCACATCCGATATCGAGAAGAAATGGAGTCAATAATTTGGACTTGGATTTCTTTATTTTCTTAGTCACAATCATCCTTACGGGAATTTGACTTGATAAGTGGCCGACACATCCTGATTGCTATTCCACTGCGAAGAGTTAAAGGTGTTACCAGCGAAAATTGAATTCGAGGACGCATTTCCGTAAAGACCAAGGGAGCTAATCGTTAACGGACACAGTGAACCAAACTGCGCCGAACCAAACGATGCTGTTGCCTGCATAGTACGGGAAGCAACAACCGATGTAGAAACTGCAATACGGTTGCTCGATCCGCCAATTTCAGCCGGCAAAGTCGTTGCAGCCGCTGCAGGAGCAGTTCCAGATCCAATAGCCATGTGCGTAACTCTCTTTGAGTTTGCACCAGCCACGAGATTCTCAACCAGATAATACTGAGCACCTAAGTCAGTTATCTGATTTTTCTGCCAGCCGCTATCTCCAATAACCTTCCCATTCTCAAGAATGTTTATACGAAACATTCCATTCGCATGAGCTACTTCTTTTACTGCACCCTTTTTGCGAGACATTTGATGTTCCTTCCTTTTTGTTGATTGTTATTTAAATGCGTTTCCTACTAAAAACGCTACAGTTGCAATTCCAGCACCTATTACTCCAGGAATAACCCAATTACTTGATTCTTGAGAAGTAGTTGGTTTTAAATTAATAGAAAATTCTGCATTCTTTTCTAATATGTAAGGATTCGAATGAAGAATAAATCCACTTAGCACAAGGTCTTTTTGTTCCATTACTCCTATTGTGGTAGAATCTGGAATAGTGATGGAATGAATATACAGCTTTGCTGAGCTACTATCAGTTCTAGTTGTTCCACTAAAGGAGTAATACCTATGAGTCGTATCAAATTTAGCAAACATATAACCATCTTTAAATGTAATCTTTCCTAAGAGCTCTAGATTTTCTATCTTTAATTCACCAATTGTCTTAGTTAAGAATAAAATTCTACCATCTTTCTCTTTAATATACTTGCTTAACTCTTTATTTGATTTTATCTGAGCATTTAAATCTTCTTCTATTTTAGCATAACGGACTGAGATAACTTGCACTTCACCAATCAAAACTCTACGTAGACTATCCGTTTTTGCTAACTCATTTTGTAGTGTTACGTTGGTATTACGAAGTGAGTTGTTCTCCAACTTCAGACGTATGGTAAAAACCACTAGTGCTATGACCAGTAGTGACACAACAAACAATGGGATATTTTTAGTATTAAAGATATCAGTAAATTTCATGTTAATCCTCAACTTTTATATGGACACTTGAGGAATTAACAAAAGGTGCAACTTTATTATAGAAACTAAAATACGCCACTCTACTATCTTCTAAAGAAAATGAATCTACGTGGGCATGAACTCCCCAACCTACTAAGATACAGCCTGCTGTATCTCTATTGAAATTTCCAGGATGAAACAAGATATACTCAAATTCTGGTACATCCATTACCCATAACATATGATGCCCAAGTCTAGGAGTAAACTTTGGGCTATATCTTAATCCTACTTTATAGTATCCAGCAGGAATTCTTGTTTCACCTGGAATTTTAGGATATGAAGCTTTATCTTCAAGAGTAAAGACATCAAACACAGAATCAATTGACATTAAGCCAATTGTATCTTTCGGTGCATGAATTACTCTTTTAAGACCAAGTTCCATATTTTCCTCAATTGTTGGGGGCTAGAGAATCCTAGCCCCCTCGTCCACAGATAGCTCTAGGAGGCGTTAGGCTACTGGGGGCGGAGTCGGTGGCGTCTTTGCCATAGGCGGACGCAATTTTAAAAGCTCTAAAAGATATTGGACAAATGGAGTTGTAAACGACCAATTCGCCATTAATGCGGCTCCTAGTCCAATAACAGGCCCTGAGATGTAATCTGGTTGTGCGCCAATTACAGTAGGATCAGCAAACATTCCTAAATCTAAATATGCTCCTAAAGTTCCTACGAGTGCGCCAATAACAAGGGAACGAGCTTGTGATGCAACGCCTTCTAAGTCCCAAAATTTATCTACAAATTCGCTAAGAGCCAAAACTGCAGAAATCAAAACTGCGATGTTTACAAAAATTTCGTTCATGTTCATATAGCCTCCAAACGATTTTGGTTTAGTTATCCCGTTTCTCTTATTAGGAGAAACGGGATTTTTAAAACCTTAAATGAAAAGATGCACCTTTTCATTGTAGACACAAATTTTTCAAAGTATCTACAAAGAATGAACAGATTAAACTACATGCTCAACCCAAACGAATCCAAAGTTTTCAACTGGACGAACTTGTGCAGCATTGTTCACCGTGAATCCAATTTTATTGCAATTATCCACAGTGCCATTATCGCCAGTTGTGCGAATCCAAGCAGACCCAGATTTTCCAAGCTGAGCATCCGTAAAAGTAACAAAGGTTTCAATTGCAGAACTCGGTAAATCTGATCCAACAACTTCTCCTTCACCCACAAACTGATAAACCAGATTGTGTTTTTCTACAAAAGAATCTGGTGAAGGAGTCCATGTAGCTTTAAATTTTTCCATATTTCCCTCTATGTGATTGAATGTGAAATTGCTAACAGCGTTAACTGGTTTTCTTCGCATTATACAATAGAAAAATAACACAATAAGTGCGAAGCAAAGTAAGGCGATAATAGAAAAAAGAGTTACCATGTGGATACATCTCCTACAACAGCCCTATTAAGTGAATCATTTGGCATTTGATAAAGCTTCATTTTAAACACAGCTCGTTGGTCCCAACCTCTATTTTTTGTAGGATCTCCAAGAATTTTTTCCATTCTAATGTGAACATACCAATCGTAAGGCTTACCTTTAAAACTATCGCTCCACTCCTCTACAGGTGTTGGCCCTGCAGAATAGATATACCACCCATGACCGTTCTGGTCTAATACCTTACGAGCGTAAGTAAGCCAACGAGAAATTTTTACAGTAGAATCTCGAGTACGCCCAAGAGTGTCGTATAAATTAGGAGCTGACCCTCCTCCTAAGCCTAAGCTATCTGGAACAAAAACTCCTCGTTTTTCTACTATCCAAATCCAACTTGAATCATCGCAAGTTTTTCTAGCCCATGAAAATAATGCTTTACGTTGGTCTCCACGTCCAGTAACAGAATCAAAAGAGAAGTGATAATCTATAGAATAAGTTATCCAAGCAGAATCTTTACCACCGCAGGTTGTTGCACTCCACAATCTTTCATCGGGAGCTTTCCACCAAAATCCTTGTTTAATATAACAGAAGATTGTTGTTTCTCGTGCGGCTTCTTCACATAGATTAAAATACATAAACGCAGCTCGTTTTTGACTCCAATATAAGGAATCCCCTTTTAAATTTACCCATACTTTTGGTTGAGAAAGAACTGTAGAAGTGAACAACAACAGAAGAAGTCCGGCGCGCTTCATTTGACGCCTCATGGTTTCGGAATTGACCCTGGAAATAAATGTTCAAATCCTTTGCTGACCCAACCCATTGGATCTACTTGTTGTAATCCCAAAGAATGTAATACAGATAAAAACATAAAACCGCCTACAAGAATTAAAATAAGTTTTCCAGTTTTGCTAGTTATAAATTTACCTGTCTTAGTTTCTTTTTTGTAAGTATTCCAAGCATCTTCTGCACGTACGGTTGCTCGTACAGAAGTAGTTAATCTTTGAATTTCTATTTGGCCCTCTGATAGTTTAGCTAAACTGCTCATTATAGCAGTATGCTCATTGGCGTTTTGTTTAGTGAGGGTGTCTACACTATTAATTAGATTCATATGGCCCTCCTTATAATCTTTTTTAAATTTAGCTAAATCTGCAATATCTTCTCTTAATTCTCTTTCAATCTCTAAAATCTTACCCCCAAATTTTTGCTCACTGAGCATCATCTTTTCATCTACACGACTTAACACTTGATCCGTAAGCTTATGAATCTCTGTTAATACTTCTGCTAAGTCTACTAAATGAACGACTTCTACAGGGGTCTTAATTGCGGCCGATTTAGGAGTCATGTTTTTCTTTCTTTAAATGAGAACCAAATTAGGAATATTCCTATAACCCAACTACCGATTTCAAGATACCAAAAGTCTGGCCACCAATTATACCCTGGTTTAATATGAATGAAACTATCAAGGTATAGATGTATTGCATAAGCTGGATGCCAATAAAAAGTATTGACCAGATCTCCAGTGTGCATCCTTGTATAATATTCCCATCTTGTAGCTCCAAAAAATGTTGCTGCAACCCAATCAAATATGTCTGGCCAAATGCCGCCAATAAAACCAAAAATAGATGCTATTAAGACTGCCTGTTTTCTCCAAATCTTTGGCATCCATCTCCAAGGTAATGCACAAAATCCAGCACCTAAAACTCCATGAGCTAGAAATGTCATGTTCCTGTCTCCACTAATTTTAGCTGCAATTCTTTATGTCGATTTTTATAATATCTATTAATTCTTCTTTTCTCTAATACTTCTACCCACCAAGCTGCGTCGCAGACTCTACATTTTCTAAATTTATTTCCTACAATTCTATTACACTTAGGACATAATACTGTTATCTTTGGAACTAATACTTCGTTACTATGAAGAGCAGCAAACAATGCTTCATGAAGAATTTGTACTTCTTGTTTTAATTGAAGACAATACTTTATTAAGTCTTTTCGAGACATTTCTTCCCAAATTACAAAAGGCTTATCTTCAAATTTAAATTTGTTCATGGATTTGGCTTTACGCTAGCGGTACAAATTGACCAGTCTTCTGAATTCCATTTACTCCAACTCATAGTAACTGAAGACGCCCCAGATTCCTGAGACGAACCAAATGCCAATTCTCCAGTTCTAGAACTCCAATAGTATCCAGATTGTCCAGATCCTACTGTAAAACCTCCTCCATCGTATGTCGCACAAGCATCAATTACAATTTCTCCTTCAGCACTCGTTTGATCTCTAGTTGCAGTTGTTGAAGTTCCTTCAGCTTCTCCACTATAACTAAATGGAGTGCTTTGATCTACTTCATTCCAGCTTGTAGCTAATGCTCTAAAATCGCTAGTTGAAGAACTCAAAGTAACGACAATATCATGTGTTCCATCATCTGGGAGTAACAAATACCAAATTGCAGATCTAAATCCACCTTTATCTCTATCTACAAGTTCTGTTAAAGCATCTCCATTATAAGCTATAGATGTAACAGTTCTATAAGCTACTCCTAAACATACTGTAAGCATTCCATTATCAGTAGCACAAGTGTGACTCCACGTAGTTGCAGAACTTTGTGTAGTATCGTCAACTCCGAATTCTCCAGATGGCCCTCCCCCTGAACCTTTAAAAGGAAGGATGAAAATATCTTGTGCTTTTATGGGTGCAATCCATAATAGCATTAAGGCAATGTACGCGTACCTATTATCCATACTTTTAATCCTGCTCCAGCTATCGTTGACCCTATTTGATCTACAAAAATTTTAATTTCTGAATCATCCGCTAATGAAGCATCTGTAATTGTTGCTTGTGTAGAATTTGGATATGAAGATTTAGCTGATACATCAATTTGACATTTTGTTCCTAAAATAGTCGTTCCAGATTCATGAATATCTACATGAAGAGAAGACCCCGTCGGAGCTGTTGTAACACTTGCTCTTATGCCAGTAACTGTCATGGCATAAGGCATTCTAAAAGTCATCTTTTCTACAGAAGTTGAAGCAGTTAACGCAGTTGTTTCATCTGAACACGCAATTCCTATAACAGTAGGATAAGAAGCTTTACTTACAAAATTAGAACTGACCCATCCTTGAGTTGCTCCTCCAGTTGTTCCAACTGCTTGTCTTAATTCAAATCCAGTAAAAGTCGTTCCATTTCTTATAAATAAAAACGATGAGGATTCTCCATTAGTAGGTTGTGGTGCAGTAGATAATCCAGACCAAGTTATTCCCGTAGGCCAAGTAACTGTTTTATTATTTGGATTATAAAGAGTTAAAATATTATCTCTTCTTTTTGAATTACTCATTAAAATTCTAGTATTAGCAGTTAAAGTATCCACAGTAATTGTATTATTCCAATCTAAATATACTGTATCTGAAGTAACTGCGTATGATAATGTTCCAAAAAGAAAGTCTTGTGAAAAATTGCTGTATCCTGCAGAATTTCCAGCTGCAATTCCCCATGCTAAATTTAAATTTTCTGGAAGATTAGTAACATTAACAAAAGTATCAGGAAAATCTTCTCTAAGTAAATATGTAGTTGTCCAATTTATTGTTCCATAATTAAACTTATACTTTGTAGCTCCTGTAACTTTTCTCCATTTAAAAGTATAATCCGGAGGAATTAGCCACGCATTTGCTGTAGGTTGAACAATTTGTGTAGGTATATCAGGAATTGTTTCTCCAGGACCTCCACCGTCTGTAATTATTCCTATTGGAGCTCCAATATCTCTCCACTGTTTTCCACCACTGAAAAAATAAATCCTATCATTTGTAGCAGTTGTTATAGATTTATTAAAGGTTACAGTTCCAGCGTGGTGATCTATAGAACTAATTCTAACTATATCTACAGTAGAGGCATGAACAATAAGTAAACTATCTCCATATAACGTAAATCCTGCTCCCCATACAGTTCCTACTGTATAATCATCTCTAAATAACCAAGTATCTACTCCAAGAGTTTGAGTAGCACTTGTAGTTCCAGTAACAATCTGCGATAGAGCGACTGCTTTTCCTTTAGCAGCGCTTGTAGGTTTAGGTCTAAAATCATAACTTCCTACCCAAGCAGTTGGATATACTGGAGCATTCTCAAATCCCGGATCTGCCCAAATGCTTGAATCTTCTCCCCCTTTACATATCGTTCCAGTAACAAAAGAGACATGGTTTGTCATTCCTAAGTTTGTATCTGGAGAATCTCCAATATCTTGAAATTTACCGCCGTAAGCCATAGAGTCTGGATAATCCCAATAAAGATTTCCATTTACATGATAAGCAGGAGTTCCAGTTCCAGTACCCCCACTTGTATTATAATTTGGCTTCAATCTCATAAGGGCTCCTGCCCCACTCCCTGTTCCTCCATTATTAGGCATTCCAACAACTATATTATTTAACACCCATCCACAATACCCTCCAGTTGTTCCTGCATCCATGTTATAAGCACCTGAAGATTTTTGAGTAGTGTTCCATCTTCTTCTATTATTCGCAAAAGTATTGTGATAGGCCATAAAACTACCAGAATAATCCATCCCATCTCCATTAGAATACAACACATTATTTCGATAAATCATAAAATGTTCCATTCTTGAAGGAGTTCCACGACAAAAAGCAGCTCCAGTTCCATAGTGAGAATCTGAAATTCCAACTACTGTTTGATCTCCATCGTCATCATTCTTAGTACCCCAAACAGTACATCCTTCAACCATAGACCGCCAAGCACCCTTAGGATCGAAAGCATTTTCTCCTGCATTTTTAAGAATACTATTTCTAACAAGAATTTGAGCTGAAGAATCTGCATAATCGCTATTAATTTGGATGTTATCTTCTTCCCAAGATGTATCCATATAACACTGTTCTATTAAATGTCCTGTATAACCTACGCCTGCTCCTCCAGAATAAGTTAATACAAAATTACTTTCTCCTTGATTAGTAATTGTATCTCGATAAAGTGTTGAATGATCTGCTGCTCCTCCATCTATAGCTATTCCAATACCTGGAGTTCTAAAAACTTTTGTATTCATAACCGTAGTATGTGAACCGCCTATTACAATTCCACGATCTTTATAATAATGGATCCAATAATCGTGAGCTACATCTGTAGATCCAGAACTCACCCAACAACGATCCATAATTCCATAATCTCCTGCCATCTGTACATAATAGGTAGCAGCTGTTGCTTTTGTATAATCATTACACATAAAACCTAATCTATATAATTTTACATAATCTCCTGTAACAACAGCTACATTCCTTTGATTTTGCCAACGCCAATCATCGTCAGTATCATAATATGTTCCATTCAAATATCCTACAATTACTGGATAACTTGTGTCTGTAGCAGCCATATAAACAAGCATTGCTCCAGAAGTTCCATTTCTAGATTGATAAAGATCTTCGTTGTAAGTTCCACCGTACATTTTAATAGTATCAATTCCACCTGCCCCTAATTCTGCATTTGCTTTATGTAAAGTCCACGCATCTGTTTTACTAGTTCCACCATTGCTAGATGAACCATCTGGAGCAACATATTTAATTGTTCCAGAATAAATTAAAGTTGGAAATAGAATTAATAAAACTAAATATCTTAATTTTAAGGTAATTGTATCCATGTGTCCGCCACTCGTTGGTACATGAAGAGTTTTGTTGAATGCCAATAAAAGTCACCGTTGTTTCCACCTGTTGGATCTGTTGACCCATAAGTATAGCTCGTTTTTCCATTCAATTGCGTTTGAATAGCACTTGTAACTCCATCTACAAAATTAAGTTCTGCTCCTGTTGGTAAAACAGATACAGCTCCAAGAGTAAAAGGAGTTGGAATAGTAACAGTCCCCGTAAAAGTGGGGGAGCTTTTGGGAGCGTATATTAATGTGCTATAATTTCTTATACTAGTGCTATCTGCATTTTTAAGATATAAGATATTGCTATAATTTCTTATACTAGTGCTATCTGCATTTTTAAGATATAAGATATTGCTATAATTTCTTATACTAGTGCTATCTGCATTTTTAAGAACTGCTGTTAAAAATGCTTTAGCTGCTAACGAAGTACCAAGTCCAGCTGTATCGCTAGCTACCCATCCTGGAATAGTACCATTACTTCCTAAGCGTTGACCGATAGTGCCTACTGTCAATCTAGTAAAATATCCAGATGAGTTTCTATAAAATATATCTCCCGTCGCATCAGATGTTAAAGTAAAAGTTGGAGTGCCTGTAAAAACAGGCGACGTAAACATTGTTGCTTTACTTTCATTAGTAACATTCTGTAAAGCTAAAGCAGTTTTAACCGCTGAAGCATCTGACGATGCCCAAGCTCCTCCAACAGAAAGAATCATGTTGCCAGTTGTAGGAGTTAATCCAGCAATTGTTGTTAAGTCTGCGTCTAAAGGTTGTTTTCCTGATAATGATGTACCTAAACCTGCCGTATCGCTAGCTGCCCAAGTTGGAATAGTACCATTACTTCTAATATGATAGCCAGTTGTTCCAAGTCCAAGACGAGTAAAATAACCTGAAGAGTTTCTATAAAACATATCTCCTGTAGCATCACTTGTAAGCGTGAATGTTGGCGATCCTGTAAAAGTGGGGCTCGTGAACATTGTTGATTTAGATTCATTTGTGACATTCTGTAAAGCTAATGCAGTTTTAACAGTTGCTGGATTAGCAGAACTCCATGCCGAGCTTGCTGCTAAAATCATATTATTATCTGTAGGCGTCAATCCTGCTAGTGTCGTTAAATCTGAATCTAAAGGCTGTTTACCTGCTAGTCCTAATATTACTCTAGCAATAGTAGCTAATCCAGTTGCTGCCGTTGATGTATCAGCACTTAAAGTAATAGCACCCGATGTTGCACCCCCAGTTATCGGCGTATTTGTACTTACAGAAGTTATATCCCCATAATTCATAGCATTAATATCTGCCCACGTAGGCAACCACGTAGTAGTATCTGTAGCAAGAACATAATTACCTGATGCTTGTTTACCTGCAAGTCCAAGTGTTACTCTTGCTATTGTAGCTAAGCCTGTAGCTGCTGTAGAAGTATCTGCACTTAATGTTATTGCTCCAGACATCGCTCCACCTGTTATGGGGGTATTAGTGCTAACTGATGTAATATCCCCATAATTCATGGCATTTATATCAGACCATGTAGGAAGCCAAGTAGTTGTATCTCCTTTAGCAGGATACAAAAAATTACTATAAGTTCTAATATATCCACTATCAGCTGGAACTAAATATACACCACTGGCTTGTTTCCCCGCTAATCCTAATGTAACTCTTGCTATTGTTGCAAGTCCAGTTGCTGCTGTGCTTGTATCAGCACCAATGGTTACGCCACCACTCGACCCTCCACCTGTTATGGGGGTAGTTACACTCACCCCAGTTATGTCACCATAATTCATTGCGTTGATGTCTGACCAGGTGGGTACCCAAGTTGCTGTATCTGCTTTTGCTATGTATAAAGCATTACTTTGATTTCTAAGAGATGTTGAATCAGCATTTTTAAGAAATGTATTATTTGACCAATAACGAGTGGCATAAACTGAGGAATCCGGAGTTGCAATTGTGATAAGATATTTTGTGTAAGCTAAAAAAGTAGCTGAATCTTGTTTTGATATTAAATCTGATAAAAGTTTAGTTCTATAAATATCTCTAAAAATCATATTACTTGCTGCATCTAAAGTTATCCAAACTGTATCTTGAGCCGTACCTTCCCAAAGTCCAATTTTTCTAAATTGCTGGTCTCCCCATAAAAATAAATCTTGTGTATGATCGAAAGCTGAACTAGCTAAACTTCTTGCGTATGCGCGAGTAGCAGCTGAATCTGTATTTCCCATTCGTAGTGTACCACTAACCTTCAATACTCCATTAACATACATGCTATCTTTAACATAAGTAAATCCTGGATTTACAGAAAAAGTTTCTATTGAATTAATTGTAGCAGTTAAAGGTTTTCCACTTGTTGTTGAAAAAGCTCCTGCGGTTCCACTAACAGAAGCTGCCCAAATGCCATATCCAGCACCTTGATTAGTACCAACTAACGCCATAGAAGTAGCAGAAGACGATGCAGAATTTAATGTAGCTGCTACCCCCATAGATAATGCTGCTGTTGATGGATTATATACTTCAATTGACGCCTCTCCACCTGAATTTGCTACATTAAAAATTTGCTTAGCATACCAAGTTTTTGTAAGATTTTTTTGAGCTACGTTTGTATCAACACCAATTCGTATTTGATTAGAAACTGAACTATCTATTAAAATTCCCGTATTTGCTGTAAGAGTTTTAAACCATAATGTAGTATCTGTCTTATTCTTGTAGATTTTAAATCCAGTTCCTACGTTTCCTCCTGTACCAACACTTCCACTACCTCCAGTTGGAGCCGCCCATGCTGCACTTCCATTAATCTGCTTTGTTAATACGTAGCCTGTAGAACCTCCAAGCAGAATTAAGCTCTTATTGAAATAAGTGCTTTCAGCAAATTCTACAGGGGTTCTAAACTTTTGATTTTGAGCAACAAGAAGGGCTGGTATTAAAAGCAGTAAGAAAAGAATTAATAGCAGTCTTTTCATATTAGTACGATCATTATGTCACAATAGTAATGCGACATTTCTGGCCCGTTTGGATCCAATGAAACATTAAATAATAAATTTCCACCAACAACCTGTATAGATGCTTGTGTAAGTTTTACTGCTCGATAAACATAGATATTATTAATAATAGATGATGGCTCAAAAATAAAAACTGCTGGAAGATTTGAAGATGAAAATTTTGGCCACGTTTGTCCACCATCTGGAGTTGTCAATTTTCCTGAACCTGTAGTAAGAACTTCAAATTCACCTACTGCAAGTTCTCCAATATCTACCCCTCTCTTAATGTATATTGACTTACTTGCTGGAACCTCAAATCCTGATGCGCCAGAGAAATCGTCCTGCTTATTCGTATTAATGTAAAGGTCATATCTTACATTCTGATTTGTAATGTCTGCATACCATTGTCCAGGATTATTAACAGATTGCGTCAATACTACAGAATATGAATCAGCAGTTTTTGTAGAAGGGTTAGCAGAATTTAAATCTGGTTGAGGTTGCAAGAATGCTGAAGTAATACCACTCTGAGGTTTTAATGTACCATCTAATGCGTGCTCCACTAAGAATATTGAAAACCTTGGCATTTATCCTCCAAATAAAAAAGGTGTGGAACTTTGCAGTCCCACACCTTTGTTTTGACTCCAGCCATTACGCCGTAATCCGTACGCCGTAACGATAATCCCTATGGCCAACGCCGCCATAGTAATTGAACCGCGCCTTCCACACAATACGACGACGGAAAGCATCATCATCAGACGCTGCAGCAGTAACTGTGCTAGGACGCTCAACCCAAAGCCACAGTAACGACCGCTTGAAATCTCCCATATACATAACATTGGTCGTATCTGAAACAAAAGGCGACACAACCGTAGCCAACGAAACACGACCACGTGGCCCAAACTGGTTGACATCGTTAAAAGCATTGCCAACACTGCGTTCAGTAGCAAACAGTGTAGCAATCGTCAATTCATCCGAAGAGTGAACAATAACCTGAGTCGGACGAACAACAATCTGCTTTCCACGTTCATCAACCATAGCCGCAAATGCCAACCACGCATTCGTAAGACCAGTAGCTGTAATCCCACCTGCGACTTCATTCTTATTAACCTGCATATCAAGAATGGTAGCATGTGTACTTGCATAGAACTGAGCCTGCGTATAAGCTGTGCCATTATAAACAAACGCCCTTGAAGTAGCTTCCTGGAAAGCAGTACGCGGAAGATTTTCAAGGGTTTCCATAATCATCAGTTCCTGATGCTGTCCAGCATCTTCACCGATTGTACGCGCACGTGCCTGTATATCACCTGTCCGGTCATTGAAAATGTCTTCCATCGTAAGAGAAATGATACGACCAAAGTCACTCTTACGAATCGACACTTTCTTCTCACCGAAATCCGTTTCGTCGTAGGCTTCAGTTTCTAACCTACGCCGAATACCACCAATTGCTGTCATTCCACGCACTGTCTCGTCGTCCGTCATTGTAGCATCGCCCTCTGTGCAGAGAGCCATGACTTCATTCATACGGACTTCATAAGGAGCAATAACGATAGAATGTGTAAGCATGGTTGTGATAGTAGGAAATGCTGACGAAGAAACTGCTTCAGCAACTTCCATAGCATTGCTAGAATCGATATTATTCATATCGACCAAACCCTCAAAAAGTGCTTTGTAACTCACATTCTGAGGATCCAATGTCTTTTCAGCAACCATCTTTTTAAACGCCTCTGCCACCAGTCTGTTGGTCTTATTTACATCTCCACCACATTGCTGGGAGCAGGCTTCACGAAGTTCACGAATTGCACCGATTCTCATCTTTGTTCCTTTCTAATTTGTTCGCTCAATTAGGATGCTGAAAGAGCATTAAAATGTGATTCACCATTAATATTAATCTTGCACTTCAAATCGGCATCATCTTCGTTTACCGCACACACAGCAAAATCTCCACTAAGAGACAGATCTGGTTCATATGCAGAATCATATGCTGAATCTTCCTGGAAAGAATACTTTAAAGTCGTAGTGTTATACAAAGGAACCATTTTGCAACCAACCCACACGGTTCCAGTAACAGTTGCGAGGATAACTGCTTTCAAAGCAACAATAGCAGTAGTTTCACCAGACTTCTTTCCTGCCTGAGCGATACCAATTAATGAAGCCTGAAGCGCGCCACCTGCGGTTGTATCAGCAGGAGCGTACTTCTTAACTTCGTTTGCCGTTGTATCCCAGTAAAGCAAATCTCCTTGGCCCCAAGTAGAACCAACGGCGGCCGGGAGAACTTTGTAAGACAGATTATCGTTCGCCCACTGGAGTACTTCAATGCCATTGAGTATGTGACTCATCTCTTTTTCTCCTTAAAGATTATTGAGGTTTTACTTACTTTCTCTTGACCTGTTGCGCGACTTTCTTAAGAATCTCATCCATATCAACCTTCTTACCTTCTTCAACCTGTTCAGTGTGAACTGTCGTAGAGGGTTTTGCTTCAGCAACTAGCTTCTTCCGATCTTCCAAATATTCCTTAACCTTTACCATATCTTGTTCGGTCTCGAGAACAGTTCTAAAGATAGGAGTAATGTACTGAGCATCAATCGCACTTTCTTTGATTGCTGTTTCAATCTCTTCTTTGTGCTTTGCCACTTTTTCCTTCACTTCGTACTCGTCCAGCTTTTTCGCAAGCTCAGCTTTTTCAGCAACAACTTTAGCCGTATCTTCCTTGGCTTCGGTCAGCTGCTTGTCAAAGGACTCCTTAACGGAAGCTTGGGCAAGGGCCACAGCTTCTTTCTGGAGTTCTGCGTAAGCCTGCGGGTCCTTGGCCATCAATTCCGCAAGTGTCATCTTTTGACTCTCCTGTGTTGTTTGTGTGGATGGTTCTTCATACTTAATCGTTGGATCTTTCCATAAAGCTAAAGATTGTATAACTGACAAGCTCTTATCAAAAGCTTCTTTTATAGCTGCTAATCGCATCTCAGGCGTTATACCTTCTTCCGCATCATAATAAACATTCCACCAGCAATCATTGAGGTAATTCCCAAGAGAATTAACAACCGCTTGTATCTGAGCATATGCTTCTTGTTCCTTTAAACCAGACGTAAAAGATCTTACAGACTCCATTAGAAGTTCAAATTTATCTTTTTGAGCCTCAATCTGTTCCTTAGTAGATTTCTTGAGAGGAAGATTAACTTTTTTAGATTCTTTAGCTTTTAAGATTCTTTCTTTTAAATCACTAGCAGCAACCGCCACTCCGCCCGCTGACGGCCAAAGAACGTAATCTGCAGAATCAAACCAAGCTATCGAATCTATTTTATTTCCTTTTCCGCCATCTCCCTCCCAATCTTCCGTAATATAAACAGCCATAGACACTGAAACTCCCACCATTTCAGGGTCTTCTTGAATCATGCTAAAAATCCATCCAGTGTCAACTTTTTCTTTAGGAAACTTAACTATTGCATAAACACCCTGCGTAGCTTCATCGTACCAGGTTAATTTTGTATAAGATACTAATTCTTCCCATCCTCTATTCAATGCAGTTTTATCGTCTTCTTCAAGATGATTCGCAAATTGAATAGGTCCTTGTTTTTCAACAAGAGACACCATCTCTTTTAAAAGATTGGTGTCATAATAGTTCTTATTGATAGACCAACCCGCTTTAATAATGCGGATTGCTGCCATACCTGGTAACGCAAGAAGTTCTTGAGCTTTAGTAGGGAGTACTACGGTTTCAGTACCACCGGACAACTTTCCCTCTTTATCTACCATAACAGCAGATAAAGGTCCAATATCTTCTCTTATTCTTATTGGATTCATCTTTACTCCACGTTGTATTCTAAATATAATTGGTTGACTCTATTTTGTCAAGAAACAGATTTTTAGTCCTGATTATTTGTACCACTTCCATCATCTACTGACTTCCCGCTGTCTAGACCATCACCAGCAGAATCCATTCCTGTGGTTGCATTTGAACTACCCTCTTGACCTTTGTTTTCTGCAGAAGCCCAAATGCCCAAAGAAACTTCTTCAAGCATCCGCATAAGTTCTTGTGCCCAAACATACCCACGTTTTTCCGCCAATGTTCTACTTGACACCATACCTATTTTACGCTCAATAAATGCAGTTTTGGCGTTTTCAAGTGGATTTGGTTTAACCGCATCTGCAATAATCGTTTCAATTGGAATATCAATTGTAGGTATTTCTTCTTCCTCTAAAGCATCTTCATACTCACCTCCAAGTTGAGTAAGCATTGCTTCAGTCACTGCCTGCTTAGACTGAAGTATTCTATATACTTTTTGCATACTTCTATAGAATTTTTCTTCTTTCTCTTTTGCTACTTTTTTAATAGTAACTTTTTCTGGAAGAACACCAGCTTGAATATATCTTGATAATGCAAACTTCCATGTTTTCCGTAAGAAAGCAATATACTCTGCGGCATACTCTAAAATCATTTGATTGAAAGGAGAATCTGTATTTTTAATAGCTGAATAATTCTGTTGATCTGCTCGCATTCCTAAAATATAAATCGGTATATTTAAACCTGCAGACATAGAATATAAGAACAACAAGCCGTCAACATCAGCATCTGCAGCATTTAATGAAGCAGTAACCATTTCATACTTCTCATTAGGTCCAAGTGTAAGTTGAACCCCACCTTTAGGAGATGCACTTTTCTTTATATCAGTAGAAGTAGTTTTTCTATTAATTGCGGTTCTATCATGTTTAATATAAAGAACCTTACTTCTTTCATAATTTAATACTGCCCTGCTAATTTTAAAGTCTTCATAAAGTCTAAAGTCTCTTAATGCAGGTTCGAGAGGAACTCTACCGCGTAGTTCTCTCTTGTCGCCATGCTGAAACCAGCATATTACTTTCTCTTCCGTAAGAGATGAGTCATTGACTGCTTTACTGCCATCAAAAGCTATTAAGTTGCCCCTACTGTTAAATTGTTGGAAATATTCGATATCTGCAATCCATTCATCGACGATATTAAACTTTGATGTATCTTGAATAATAACCTGACGTAAATAAGCATACTTCTTTCCAGGATCTTCTGAATGAACTTCAAATCCCCTAATTTCTTCAGAAAATACTTTATGCACACTGAATTGAACTTTAGACTTTAAAGGATCTGTCCAGTTTCGTCTAATTCTAGATTTAACTACAAGTCCACCTTCTCCATCCTTAAACGTAGTTCTAACAAAATCATTAAACATCTCACTAATATTTGTTTGACGCATAAAATCTTCTAAAGCATCTTCAACATCCATATTTTGAATCATAAGACGAATGCCATTACCACAAATGTATCTAGTATAATTATCTATTGCATTTCTACAATAAGGATCAGTACCCCACCTAGAATTAACAATTAACTGAATAATCCTTAATTCACCTTCTGATTGGCGTTTCTTTAATACTGTACCACCTTGCGTTGTTCCATACGTAGTGGCATCATTACCAGAAAAACTTTCATACGTTCTTTTTAATTCTAAGTTTTCTGTTACTACGCCTTTATTTTTATACCCATAAATATATTTCTGGTCAAAGGTTACGTTTGAAGGAGTGCTTATTCCTTCATACACAGAATAGTGAGGATCTATAAAACGCCCAACAAATTCTGAACCAAACTCTTGTTTAAACTCTTCTTTAGTCATTCTTCGTTCTTCTACTGCTGCAGATGCAATAAGATGGTCAACTTCATCCATAATTTCTGGATGAATTTTTACAACTTCTTTTAAAGTCGTTGAACCATTCTTTTTAATCGGTAAATTAATCATGCTGGCCCCACTGAATAATTAGAAAACTTTGCGAGTGAATCATGGTCGTATGTATATTGACTTCTCCAACCTTCTCTTTCATATTTATCATCTTGTACTTCTACAGGAAGTTCTTTTTCTTCCATATCAGGCTGTTCATTATTAGCAGCATTGAATGCTGCACCTGCTATTGATTGAGCTAAGTCGTCAGAGGTATGTGGAGATTTAACAACTTTATCTTTATCTGATAAATATTCCAAACCCCGAGTCTCTTTCTCCCAATCTTCATGAGGACATACTTGTATTCTAGTTTCTTGAACAGCATACCGTAAACACTCCATTGCCGCATTATATTGCTTATCTGTACTTACTTTTTCATAATTTTCATCTTTCTCGTAATTAACGACCAATTTAAAAGCTGTTCTATCTATAGACATATGTCCAACATTAAATCCCTTTTCTCTAAGGGTTTGTACTGTCTGCATTGATTCAAATCTATCAAATGTGATAAGATGAATATAAAAGTTCCTTTGATAGGATAAATCAAATATGATGTCTTGAGCTGTAGAAATTAAGAGTTCCGAGCGATTTTCAGCGAGGATACGACCAACAAAGTCAAATTTGATAAAGGGCTGTATAACTTCAATTTCTTCGTGTATTCCTTTTTCTTTATTCTCAATTACTCGCTTAACATTAACCCAACGAGGAATGTGGCACATCGAAATACCAATACCATCTTTCTTAACCGCCAAGTCAACGTGCATATATCTAAAGAAATCATCGTTACAATAAAAATCAGAATCAAATTCTCGAGTTACAGAATTAAAAGGATTGTAAGGACCTACCGCAGTATCGAGTTTATCATAGTCCGTAAAGAAAGGCGAAATGGCATTGGTAGGAATACAAGCATAATCACGTAAAGCACCTAGCGGGTTAACGATGAAGGCATTAATCAACTCAATCGGTATGTTGACTATCTCTTCATCAAAAAGAACCCCAGAAAAGTCCTTCTTTAAAGCTAACTTTATCTTAGGCTTTATGTCTAACATTAACTGCCTGTCCTGTGAATTCCCTTGTTCTCTTTAACTTTTTACCTTTCCCCTTACACGCCTCCTGAGCGTCAAGAAGAGCAAGAGCCCTAGCTTTTTGAGCAGGGCTCAACTGATTGCTATTTTCAATATCTTCCCTATTCTGAGCTATCATCTCGTCTTTCATCTTCATCTCCTGCTGATACAGTTTCCGATTCTTTGAGGATATTTTGGGCGATCGTTCTCTGTCTATCCAGGCGTACTGCCTCGGCCTCATTTTTCAATCTCTGTAATGTTTCTTCGTCGGCTTCAATTTTCTTCGTCTTCGTATTAAAAGGTACTGTAATTCCAGAAAAATACCACTTCGGCTTAGCTTCCCACAAAGACCGTCTTCTGACGAAAATGTGTGATTTCTCACCCAGTTTGAAATGCTCGCGTGCCTTTTTCTCCAGAAAGTCATCAGGATACCTCGAAGATGAAATCATAAACAACATACCATCCAAATGTCCCGTAATAGGATTTAAAAATCGGGACATCATACGTCCATTTATCGCATCGTGCATTTCCTTTGCAGCATCATAAGTCTCTGTCGCACTTGCGTTTCTTTTACTGCCTTCAACAGTCTCTAAGAAATTCGCCTCATCTACACCACCTCCGAATATGTTATAGCCTAAAGCAGACGCTGCATTACTAGTACCAGCAAATATGAGAGTATTATTACGTGGAATCCAAATCTCCTGTCCTCTACGTTTAGATGGAGGGAAGTAGTCCAAGTTAAATGGAGTTCTAAACTTAGGAAAAACCTTCTGTAGTGTAACTCTTTTTGCCTGTGTTTCTGACCGATTCATGGCGACAAACGCTATGATTTCATCTTTCATCAAACCATAATATTTGTGTGGATTGTATCTGCATATCAAACGAATCCATTCCAACCATGTCATAACAGAATACAGAGTGGTTTTTCCGCTCCCTATACCTTCTATCAGTATGACAAGATTAATTGGTCTCCTTTTATTCTCTTCATAGATAGCTAGTATATCTTCCCTATGTGCATCATACAATACGTTCTCCTCAGTCGCCATATCACTCCGAGGACGGCGTAAACCAAGAAAATAATCATCGTGAAGTAGTCGTGATAAGTCATTATCAAAGTAGTCACGAAGCTCAGCGGCTACTTCTGGTGTCCAATCTCTTAATGCTCCTTCACGGTCGTCATTAAGAGTTTCAAGACCCCACTTACTAATCGCTTGGCTTATCTTTGGACTTATCACGAGTTAATAGCCTATGAGTTTTCTTATAATTAGGGACAGGCTTTTGTACGGTAGCCCTACCCATGATGGGTTTGTCGTACCCAGTTACTTCTGGGATTTCCGACCAGTCAGTACCTTGCTCAACATAACTTCCAGCTTTTTGGAGAGCTCTGACAACATCTTCCTGTTTCCTATGTGAAGGTATTTCCTGGTTGCCTGAATCAATCCTAGGTACGAGAATAGACCCAATATCTTTAGCTCTTTCAGCAATTCTCCTGCGCACATCGTCGTTCTCATTTTTAGTTACTGCATCCATAACCTGTAAGATAATACCGATAACTTGTTCAGGTGGAATCCAATTTAAAGCTTCGGTTTTTACTTTTAAAGCCTTAACCTTTGCCATAACCTCACTAATGTAAGCAAGGTCAGCGGTATGTTCCCGTAAAGGAATACCTCCATTCGCCTCAACCTTCTGCATTATAGCCTGGCGTGCAATCTCAAGATACGTCAAATCACCATCCATCGTCTTTACCGATATATCAGATATCTTCTCAGCTCGTATTACCAAGTCTTTCAAAGATGGTACATTCCCATGCACCAGCTTCAATTGAATCCACAAATCTCTTTTCTCATCCATTAGTAAAAGTCCTTCATGTGCTGCGCAATAACCAAATCCATGATGTTTAGTACCCTGTCCAGCAAGTCTCTCACACATAACACCAGCAGGCATCCCCTTTATAGGATACCCACATACTCTTTTGCCCGAATTGTAGAACTCAATATACTTTCCAATAATCTTAACTGATAACTTCTTAGGCCCGTATTTAATTCCCTCTTTTTTCTTACTTACCTTATCTAACTTTCTCAAATTACAATAATGCGTACAAGCTCTTTTAAGAAACCATCCCCTCTGTCCATATCTTTCTAACACATCCGAACAGTGTAATATATGCTCATACTCGTACCATGACATATAACGAATACACTTACAAGCACTATCGAAGTCTTCTATCACCTTCCAATAAATCACGGGCCCTCTTCATTTCCTCATCCCAGGATTTACCATTAACAGACACAAACTCCCCACACCAACAAATGAATTCTTTTCGGGGAGCTTTCCGTATCTTTAACTTAATGTCCAGGACTTTTTGATTATTTGTAGGAGTGTCAGGCAATCGCCTAATGCCCTATGCTGTTCGACTTGTTTAACCCCATAATACTTAGCAACCGTTTCTAAGTTGTACTTCAATTCCGGATACTGCCTTTTAAACTCATACATCACATCCATGAACCTACTAAAACAGCACTTTAAAGCACTTTCTTCAAACTTCAAATTGAAGCCTATAACACAGTCACTTCCAATAAAGTTCTTCAATATAATCCCAGCTTCTTTTTCAGTATATTTTCCAACTGGCACTTCAATCTTTGAGATGTGATTCTCTGGCCATATTATATTAGTTCGTACTTCCATCTCTTCTAATACATTAAATCTAGAGTCAATCCTAACAGCAGCAACTTCTAGTAACAACTTATTCACAAGACCTAATGTTTCTATGTCTATAATGCAGTAGTTCATTTTGATTCCCAGAACTTACCTTCTACTCTACAAGACCTCGGTTGTATTAAATACCTTGCATCATCGGTATATTGCTTAAGTCGCATACATTTATCTTCTCTTCTACGTTCGCCTTTAACAAACCATCTGCAATCTTCGCATTTGGGCATTGAAAGGTTTTTTATGATAACATAGATGAAAAACGCGGCTATCATTAAAATCATGGCTACTGCAACTTGTACCCAGAGTTCCATAGTGGCTCTCCTTTGTGATACACCTTAATATAACAAAAGAAGTCTCTTTTGTCAAGATAATTCATGGGTGATTCATCTTTGAAGGATTTAGAGTGGAAAAAGTTGAGGTTGACACTCTAAAATTTTTTGATACATGAAAGATGCAGAGTGTTCTTTAAGTTTTGACGATTCAGAGTGGATATTATTCTGGCGGATTCTGCGGTTGAGAAAGTGGAGTCACGCAAAATATTTTTATAAAAAAATTCAATGACAAAAATGTCGTATGATAAAACATAAAACGACAAAAATGTCATACGTTAACTTTAACGCTAACTTAAAACAAAATAAAAAAAGGGAGCGTTCCAAGCTCCCTTTTTTAGTTACTTTATTATTAACTTTATTACTTTCCTTCTCCATTATGACGTCTTTTTAGTTCGCTTTTGAATCCGTTGACGTCTTTAACTCCCTCTAATGGCTTTTCGCTCAAAATGTAAGTATTATTATAATACAACATATTGCCATCTGACAAAATTTTGTCGCTTGTGGCTCTCAATTCTTTAGTACAAAATTTATACAATACTTGTGCATGGTCTTTTTCTTTTCCGCATAAAATCCAGTATTTTGTAGGGCTGTCGCTTGCATCAAATGCCGGAAAAGAAAAACCATTTTTTATCATTCTTTCTAACACTATCGGGATATGTACGGATTGCGTTTTTCTTTCTGTCAATTCTTGAATAGCAGAAAGTAAAAACATTTCTCTCATGGTTGTTTCAAAAGGGATTGCATCAACTTTGGCGTTTTCAACTTTGACGTTTTCAACTTTGTTATCTTGCGGAATGTCCGTCTTTTCATCTACTTTCGTATGTTTCAATACATTCAAAACGTCTTTAGATACACTAACGTCTTTTCCGGCATCATTCATAAATGCGGATTTTGCATCTTTTGCATCTTTTGCGGAATTGCTATCTTTTGACGTTTTCATGATTTTTGCCCTTTTTGTTGTTTTTGTTGTTTTTTACTTACCTTTTGGCATTTTGCACAAAAGGTATATATAAACTATCTTTTTACGTTATATGCGAAATTAATGAAAAACATAATCAAAAGGGAAAAGAAAGATATATAGAAAAATCCTGCAATTAATTCACCTTTTGATATATCAAATTTGTCGATTATTGCAATCAAAGTATATACAGCAATAAAAAGGACAAATAAGAGAGAAAAAGCTAAAAAACTATCTTTTGACGTTTTCATGATTTTGTCTTTCTTTGTTGTATATGGCGTATTGAATTGCGTTTTCATTTGTTTTTATTTTAAATATAACACTAAAAAAGCATTTGTCAATAGGCAAAAGCTAAAATATAAAAAATAAATATAAGACAAAAAATGATTTTTGGCATACCTTTTGACGTTCTCTCCCCACAAAAATCATGCCAAAATATAAAAATAAAAAATATTTATTTTTGATAAAAAATGATTTTTGGCACACTTTTTGATTTTGTAATTTTTACAAAAACTTGGTACAGTTTTTGTGTTTTGAAAAATCTACAACTCGACACCGGAAGACTGCGGCAGTATCTTGCTAGTATCCCTCCGGTATCCCGCCACTATCTACGCCGATAAGTTCGGCAGTATCCTGCCAGTATCCTGCCAGTATCCCTCTGCTATAGCACTCATAAATAGATGCAACAAAAATTAAAACGGTTAAACAAATTTAATGTTTAACCGTTTTAATTAAATTTTAATAATCACAACCTATAAATTCCCTATCATTTATTGTATCAACAAATGCAAATTGAAAATTTATTGGAGCTATTTTTTCAAATGTTTTCAATCTATGAATTGCCAGATAAACGTCTTTTGTTTCACCTTCAAAATCAATATCCCTATCACCCCCGTTTAAATTCATACCGCTACCTTGTTTTTTCAATCCTATAATACTCTCAAGTAAATTGTCAATTTCAGAAAAATGAAAATTATAATAATCGGCATTATATGAAATTTTTATTTCAGCACGTTCAATTTCTCCAACAAATGTAAAATTATCTTCAATACGATTAATTCTTACAAATGTTGGTTTTTCCCCTGTTGAATCAATAACGATTTCTTTATAATGTATATCATGATGTTCTTCAAGATGCTCAAAAAAACTTTCACATTGTATGCCTACAAATGCAGGTTTGTTATCAATAACTTCAGAAATATCATTTTCTAAAGTTATGAACGTCATACAATAGTTGCAACGAAAATTGAAAACGCGACGATATTTTGAAGTTTCCATTTTGCCCTCACCTTTTGAATTGAACATTGTGAATTAAAAAACTTTTTATTTTTAATATAACACAATGAAATCACCGAGTCAATAGTCAATGCGGCACTAGAGGGAATAGAGTAGGCAGATGGGTGGCATTGCGGAACACTTCGGAAGAAGAAACGCCGAATCATGCGGAGTACCAACAAAGAAGGCGACTAGAACTTAGCCGCCAGTATCTTGCCGTCCAACCCCCGGTATCTTATCGGAAAAGTTCGGCAGTATCCTGCTGCTATCCCTCCAGAATGGCGGATAGAAAACTCGGACTCATTCGGAAAAAGATTTGTGGAAAAATTTCTTTTCGTAGGTGGCCGGCAGTATCTTGCCTTTATAACTCGTGGGTATCTTGCCTCATGTCCTAGGCAGTATCTTCAAACCCTAGTTGGGCAGGATGTAGAAGATAAAACCGTTATTTGTTACGAGACCAATACTCATGAGCTGCAAGAATCTTTCGTACATTTCTGCGTTGTGAACTGCGATGGCTTTAGATACCACACCATCGAGACATAGAGTTGTGCTCTTAAGAGTAAGCATTGTGGCCCTCACTTGTTAATCATCAGATTCATCAGCATCAGGATTAGGGCATGAGTTAGCCCTTTGAGATACGACTTCATCATGAAACTCATTCGCACAAGGCACATGATACAGATTATCATGTACTTTCACGCAGTGGCCTGTGATTACTTCATCGCACCAAGGACATTTTACTGTATTCATTGTGGCCCTCACTATTGTTACTATAATATACAAAATTCCAAACAAAGATGCAATGAGTCGTGAAAATATATTTACGACATAGAAAGATATGGCACCCTCCGACACCATCCGATACTCTAAACGCGTAGCACGAGTCAATATTGCATCTAAACCACTATCTTGTAGAAATTCCGAATGCATCGGAGTGCCTGTGTCTGATTTCTATCTCAAACCAGTGGTCAACGAAGGCGCCATGGTATCTGCCACCTAAACTTCCGATTTTACCCCAGTATCTTTAGAAATAACCTCCGGTGCACAACTGACTATCTTATACGTATCAAATGACTGTTTATCCTCAATTTTGCTGTACTTGCTGTAACGGAGGTTGAATGGCAGTATGGTTTGTGTATGTATGTGTCAACCAATCACGGAAGTGCAGGCAATGTGTATAGGTGTGAGTAATACAATTTCACATCCGAAGTCATCCGATGTATTTCTTTATACACCTGTAAGGAGAGCCTTGTAATCTTATATAGGGGGTAGAGACTGGAATAGGATAATTTAGTGGCAATGTAGAGGAGGTACGGAGCATCCGCTATCTACAAATTCTTATCTGGTTTCTAAATAATGGCAGTTAAACTCCAAAAACACCTTTAAAATAGGCAAATAGTTCTTAACTTCGTAAACCGGCATATTTATTATGTCTTCATCTTATTCCTAAGTGCCTTTAACATAGACGGAAGTGCTGTTATACAACCTATTATAACGAATAAGAATACATATATGATGCTTGCTGGTATAACGATGATTAGTGCGAGTGCTTGTCTTATCTTACGTACCATCTATCATCGTCTCCTACTGTATATGACTCCACTATGATCTTATTCGTAGGTCTATTCAAATGACCCTGTAGGTCTGTCCATATT